GAACGTCGAGCGGGCCTCAGACACGAGCTGAGCACGCTCTGCCTCGGTCAGCCCCCCCAGGTAGCCCACATTGCCAGACTGCGCCTGGCGGGCCTGGCGAGCCTTCAGCGCTGCTGCAAGCTGTTGCTCACGTTCAGCCTCCAGTTGGGCGGCGAACGTCGAGCGGGCCTCAGACACGAGCTGAGCACGCTCTGCCTCGGTCAGCCCCCCCAGGTAGCCCACATTGCCAGACTGCGCCTGGCGGGCCTGGCGCAGCTGCGCCACGCGCTCGGCATAGTCGTCACGGTCGCGCAGGCGCAGCAGATCCTGACGACCTGGTCCGGCCAGCTGGGCGCGTGCGCCAGCGCGCATCACTGGCTCGTCAGCAATCAGCGCAGCCTTCGGCGTGAGCTTGCTCAGGTTCACCGTCATGGCCGCAGCTGCCTTCGACAGCTGGTCCACTGCGGGACGCAGCATCGCTTCCAGGGCACCTGTCAGCTGAGTGAGGCCTTGGGCGGATATGGGCTCACCACCGGCGCCACCCATACCACCAGACACCGAGCCCGATGCACTGAAGCGCATCGAGTAGTTGCCCATCATCACCGAGCGGATGTCGTTGGCCAGCTGCTCCTTGAACAGCGAGCTGTTCCAGTTCAGTTGGTAGTTACCAGCCCCAAATGCCTCTTTGGCAGCGCGCTCAAAGCCAGCACGGGAGGCACGGTATACCTCGGCACTGATGAGGTCCTGCGCCTCCTTGCGCATGCTCGCGGCCTCGACCGTGATGCGGTAGGGTCGCTTACTCAGGTTGGTCGATACCGTCTTCTCAAGCTCGGCTGTGTTGACAGTGACGTCAATCACGCCGCCCTTAAGATGCTTCTGGAGTTGCTCACGCAGCTCCACCAGGCTGGCTAGGGCCGGGGCTGTATCAAGTCCAACACTGAGTTGCGCAGTCATGTTTACTTTGCCTTGCTGGCTATATGGGTCAGATGAATCTCATCGAGCTGTTGGACAAGCCTGAGGTACTTCATCTTGGTGTCACATTCTTCAATTCCGACCATTCTCAGGTAGGACTCGATCTCGCTGATCTGTATGGATGACGGGCCTACCTGTGACCACAAACGACAAGCGCTCAGGTGGCGGAAAGCATCGTAGTAACGTATGCAGTCGCTCCTGAGCGCCGGTTTGTCCAGCTCTGCTGGGTGGGGTTGGCCCGTGTCCTCACGGATCAACTTGAAGAGGTTTGCGTTCTCTTTCCCACCCCAGCGGAGCTGCCACGTGTGGTAGGCCGTCAGGCTTTTCCCTGTTCGGCCTCCAACTTGGCACGGTAGGCGTCGGCGTTCTCAGACAACTGCTTCACCTTGTTGCGGAAGTCGCGCACGCCCAGCAGCATCGCGGCGTTCTCGGGCGTGTAGGGCAGCTCGGCGCCCTTGAAGCCCAGGTTCTTCCAGCCCAGCAGGACAGAAGAGGTCAGCACGTCGATCATGATCTTGTCGCTGATCTTGTCGGCGGCATCACCACCGGCGTCAAGCACTTCACGGTTGGCTTCGATAGCCTGGGTCAGGGCCTTGGCATAGGCGCGGTTGCCCGAGCGTGCGATCACCAGCGTGGCATCGCCAAGCGGGAAGTCGGCACCTTGGTTTTCCTTCACTTCATCGGTGGCGAAGTGGGTAAAGACGTCAAACATGGAAACCTCTCAGTGGTGGTGGAAATCACTGGGTAGGGGCCGTGGCCCCTGCCCTAGCGTTAGACGCCGACGCGGTAGACGGCGACGGTGAAGCCGTAGGTCGGCGAAAGGGGGTCGATGTCCAGCAGGGCTTCCCAGTCCATCGACAGCATGTTGTCCTGGTCCAAGCCGCCCACCGCAACCTTGGCGGCGGTGTACTTGATGCGCGGGAACACGTAGATGTAGCCATTGCCGGCCACGTCCAGGATGGGGATGGTCAGCGAGCTGGCAGCACCGCTGATGAGCTTCTGGTACATAACGGCGTCGGCGAAATACACCTCCAACTTGCCGCCTGCCTTGAAGGTGCCAACACCCACACCGGCCGAGCCGAACACGCCCACAGCGTCCTGTGCGCGCAGGGTGTTGTCGAGGTTGAACTCGCCCGACTTGATGTAAGTCGTGGCCGAGATGGATGCCCCGTTTTCAAAAATGTCAAAGATGCCGCGTGTCGCGTTGGCCGGCGTGAAAGCCTGTGCCGCAGTCGGGGCGCCCTGGTTGGTAGCCTGGGCCAGGGTCATCGCCTTGCCGATGAACTCGAACGAGCCCGTCACGATGGAGCCGACGCTCAGCTTCACCGACATCTTGGACGGGATCATGCCCAGGTACTGGCGGTACTGGCTGATGTCCTGGTGTTGGACCTCGATGGAGTAAGACTTCATCGTGGTGCCGTTGGTCATGCGCGACGACGAGACCTTCCAGCCAATCATCAGGGGCGCGGTCACGATGGCCGTGTTGATCGGCGTCGCGGCGTCGAGTGTCAGCACGGTGTTCGTGGGTCCCACCGTCGCGCTGAGGCGGAAGGCGCGGCCAGCCAGGTAGGCCTTCACCGCATCCGACTCACCCGCTGCCGGGATGAGGGAGACCCATTGGCCCTTGTTCAGGTTGGCAGCGAAGCCATCGGCGCCGGCCGTGGCCACAGAGGCAGTCAGCACGGTCGTGCTGGTCATCGCCAGCGTGCCGGTCATGGCCGCACTGATACCGCCCGTGCCGTAGGCCGTGAAGACGCCCTGCACCGCACCTTCCAGCAGCGCGTCGTATTCCTTGTACTGGTGCTCGAAGTTGATGCCGCCCTGCGCCGACGCGCTCACCTGCACCACGTCCTGCACCTGGCGGTCGGAACGGATCTGCTTGGACTGCTCGTTCTTGATGGTGTAGTCCAGGGACTCACCCGTCATGTTCATGAACTTGCCGTTACCGCCCTGGGCGACGCCCCAGTTCGTCGGGTAGACGCCTTCCAGCTTGATCGCAAGCTGGCTGCGGTTGGATGCGGACAAGGTTGGCATGGCGTGGATTCCTTATTTCAGATTCTGTCACTCGAATTGTAGCGGTATCGCACGTCGAGGGCCAGGTGTCAAGCGGGGTCGGTGTAAAACGGCACCTTCAATTGCTGCGTGTACCAGCCCCGAACATCGCGGCTGCCCATCGGCACCGGGGTCTTGAACTGGACCGGCGCCTCATAGACGTAACCAAGTCGGACCTTGAACCAGTCGAGCATGGTAAGCATGTCCCTGGAGCCTGTGCCCTCCTTGGCGTACACCGTGACATAGGCCCACCCGGAGTAGCGTGTCTTGGGCTGCTGCGACATCCCGACCTGGTGGCCGTCGTAGAACTCGACCTCGAACAGAACAAACCGAGTTGGCGGGTTGTTCCAGTCGAACGGCGAGTTGTCGTAGACCATCTCGATGTCGGGGAACGCGAGCTTGAAGCTCGCATCGACGAGGGTGACGACGACGTCACGCACTTCAACTTGCATTGCTGCTCCCGAGGGTCAGCGACCTCAGCTCCTTGGCCTTGGCCGGGGTGAACTTGTAGCCGGTGCCGAACCTGGAATCGATCATGTCCAAGGTGCGCTGCACCATCGCTCCAGGCAGATTGACTGCGCGCAGGCTGATGGCCCCCGACTCCACCGCTTCCGCGTAGAAGCCCTCACCGTGATCGGCACCGTTCGAGATATAGATGGTGTCACCCAAGACGAACGTGCGATCGCGCCCAGAGCTGGCTGCGTTGGCGATGGCCATGGCCAGGGGGTCGCCCCGGCGCCGCAACAGGTTGGCATCGCGGCGCTGCGAGCGGTACATGCCGCTCGCCAGATCCACCTCGGTCTCACGCGAGTCGTAGTGGGGGGCGCCGATGGAATAGGTCCAGCTCGCTACCAGCGTGCCGTGAGCCTGGGGGGTCTTGATGAGGATGCTGTTCCAGATCAGCACGCTGAGACCTCGAACGGTCTCAGTGATCTCCTGCGTCAGCGCGTCAAACGCACGGTCGAAGCTATCGCCCTTCCACCCCAGCGTCACACCTATCTTCAGGTCACGGGCCATTGCGCACCGCCCGGCAGAGGTAGACGTCACCCTCAAGCAGGCAGGATTGGAGCTTCCATGTGCCGTCGCTCAAGCTGAGTTCGGCGCCAGGCTTCGGGGTCAGCACCGACGCGGCGATCACGACCTGGATGTCACCGGGGCCGAACTTTGGCGCCAGGTGGTTCTTGTAGGCGAACAGGGATTGCCAGTGGACTCGGACGACCCTTACGGCGGATGGAGCGCCACCCACGGTATCGGAGATTGCATCGTAGCCCCCGTTCTTGATCGTGCCCGTCTCGACGACGGGTCCCTTCATCTGATCGCACAACACGTTGAGGACGCCGCTCGCACCGTTGTTGACGGAGCGGGCCACGTTGTGGATGCCCTCGAACGTGATGATCTGCTGCTCGCTGACGGGCTCACCCTCGGAGAAGTAAAAGTTGTTCTGCTGAGTCAACACCGAATCATGTTCGGTATAGGCCTTTTCCTTGATCCAGACGCGATTCGAGTACGCCCGCAATCCTGGCGTATCGGTGCACAGCTGCGCCAGCGTCTGCACGTGTGCGAGCGACGGGGCAACCTGGACCACGTACCCCACGCGGATCACGCCGCCACGGTAGCCATCGGGCGTGCCTCGGCCCACGATATAGCGCAAGCCGTCCACCGCGATCACGCGTCGTGCGGGGATCTCCACCTGCGGGCCAACCGACAGCACACGGCGCTCGGCGGTCTCGCTGTCGCGCACGTTGCCGTCGTACACCTGCAGCTGGCCCATGAACAGGCGGAAGCCGCTGTAGCCATCCAGGCACGGCGTCTTGTCGAAGGCTCGGGCGACGTCAGAGAGCTTCATCAGGTGCCCGTCACCGGATCGGAGGTTGGTGCCGCTGCGACCAGGAAGGTGCGCACCGGCGCTGCGGTAGCTGTCGAGGATTGCACCAGGGCGTATGCCTGCTCAAGTCGCGTCTTGGACGCGTTGTACTCAAGCTGGATGGCCTTGATCGTCTCCTTGTAGGGGTCCTGGGCGTAGCGCACCAGGGTCGCCTTGCTGTCGCTCTGTTCCTTGGGACTGAACAGCGGCAGGGAGATCGTCAACTGCTTCGCCACCGCGTAGGTGGCGAAGAGTCGGGCAGCCGAGTTGAACCGCTTCTGGACGGGAGTCCAGCTGTCGGTGTCGGTGTCCTGCAGAGCGATGTAGTCGTCGACCAGGGTCAACGACACATCCTCCAGCTCAGCCACCAGTTTGAGTTCGTAGAGCGGCAGCGAGAGCGTGGCGTCGTCAATTTCGTCAGAGGAGACACCGACAGAGGCCCGCACATCGTCGAAGCTCGTGAAATCAATCAGGGGCATGAGCTGGGCTCCGGTTTACGCCAGGGCCAACTTCTCGGCTTCCAACTGGGCAGTGACCCAGCTGTCCTTGACGTGAGGCTTGGTCGAATCGGTCTCGAACCAGGTCAGGGTGTACGGGTGCTGCATGCGCCCGTGCACGGCGCGCAGCGACACGCTGACAGGGGTCGCGGGGGTCTCGGGAGTCTTCGGCTCAGCCATGTGGGTCCTTGTGGTGGTGGGTTGGATCTGAGTTGTGACATTACCAGAAAATGAGACGCCAATAAAGAAAAAGCCACCCGCATGGGTGGCTTCTCTTTCTACCGTTACGACTTAACCCAGGGTCATCACACCGAAGGCGTCGTTGTAGAGGCGGTTGACGTGCTCAGCGAAGTCAACACGCATGGCCGTCGAGCGGCGCAGCACGAACGACTCGATGCCCTGGTAGTCGGCGCTCAGGTTGCGCACACGACGCACGGCCCACGACTTGTCCAAGCCCATCAGGGTGCTGGCGGGCCAGCTGGCGTCCTGGCTCAGGAACACCTTGGGGTTCTTGGCCCAGGTCGGGTTCATGATGTCGAACTGCGTGTCGATACGCTTCGAGTTGGGATCGTCGCCCACGATCACCGGCTTGCCCGCACGCTTCTCCAGCTTCATGGCGGTGTCGATGTCCGTCACGATGTGGGTGATGGTGCGCTTGGTGCCGTTCTTCATCAAATACTTCATCCAGGCTTTCTGGGTGATGTAGTCGTTGCCCACCACAGCGGCGGCATCGAACGAGGACGAAGTGTCGACCAAGCCCAGGCTGGCCAGCGAGCCGTCAGCATTGTCGACGTCGCCGTTCAGCAAGGCCAGCACGTAGTTCTGGGCGCGCTCATTGCGCTCGATGGCGAACTGGCGGGCCATCGACAGGGCGACGATGTCCAGCGAGGTGGCCTTCAGCGCCTGGTCCGAGATTTCCAGACCCAGGGAGAAGGTCGGGATGCGGTAGGCCTTGTCGCTGGCCGTGATGGTCAGCATCGAAGGCGGCGCAGCCAGCTGGCTGATGCCTTGCGAGCGGGCGGCACTCGGGCGGTCGAAGTTGATCACCGGCTGCTCGTAGCGGTCGCCGTTGACGGTCTCGCTCACCGCGATCAGCTCCTCGAAGGCATCGGCCGTCATCGTCAGGTTGGCGATGAGCTTGTCCTCGATGGCCTGCAGGAACACGGCCGGGAACAGGATGCGCGAGGCCGGCACGGCGTCCTTCACGGTCTGACCGGCGCCACCGGCGCTGATGGTCGGGCCGTTCAGGATGGCATCCATCGTCGAGGCACGGATGCCCACGTCGGAGTTGCCGCGAACGAAGATGCCTTCCGACTCCAGCAGCTGGTTGAACGTCGAGCCGTAGCGCTCGGTGTTCGTCGGGTGGGTCTGCGCAAGCAGTTGGGGCACCGTCAGGCCGGCTTGAGCGGCCTGGCGGTAGATGGAGGCATCCAGCGTCAGTTGCTGGGTATTGCCTTGTGCGTCGATATAAGCGGGCATGTTGCTCAGCTCCTTAGCAGATGAATTCGATCAGGCCTTGCGTGCCCACGGCGCCGGTGCCTGCGGCGCCCAGCGACACGACGCGCCACTTGAAGTTGAGGGTGTTGCCGGCAGCCGTGGCCTTGCAGACCTTGGCCGGGGTGCCAAACACCAGTGCGGTGCCCTTGGCCACAGGGGTGCCCGTAACCACGTAGTCGCCGATGGCAAGCACGCCGGTGCCGGGGGTGGCCTGCAAGCCGTCGAACGTGACGGCAAAGCGGCCCTCGTTCTGCACCGAGCCGATCGTGAAGGCGTCCAGGGTAGCCGCTTCCAGCGCAGAGATGCGGCCCTCGATCTCGTTGCCCACGGCACAGAGGTCGTAGCGGCTCTCACCGGCCAGCTTGCAGAACTTGCCGACCTCGGCGTCCGTCAGGTTGTTGCCAGCGCCCGAGCCGGCACCCAGGCGAGCGGTGATGACATCGGAGATGTCAACAAGCTCGGTCATCAGAAACTTCGCCATTTTTTAGGCTCCTGTTACTTGTTGGAGAAACTGGTCGCCGCAAGCCGAGCAGCTCGCAACGGATCGACCGTCGCCTTGGGCTTGTCGCCCTCGACGTCGGTATTCACAGCGGCGACCCCGCCAGCCTTGAATGCGTTGGTGAACTTCTCGGCCGTGGCCGTGTGTTCCACCAGGAGTACGTCAGCCGACATGCCGGTCATGTCGACGCCGGTCATGCCCAGGGCGACCTTCATGTTCGACACCGACTTGGCTGCGATCTGCAGCAGACCGTTGTGCGTGGCCTCCATCAGGGAAACCTTGGAGTTCGCGGCAGCCAGGCTGATCTTCAGTTCGGTCACTTCATCGGCGGAAGCCTTCAGCTGACTCTGCAGGTAGGTGACGATGGCCGGATCTGCTGGCGTCACATTTTGCGCTTGTGTCACTTGCGTGGCAGCTGCGGCTGCAGCAGCGGCGGTCTCGGCTTCAGCTGCAGCGGCGGCGGTTGCAGCGGCTGCAGCGGCTGCTGCAGCGGCGGCCTCGGCGTCAGCCGTTGCTGCAGCGATCGTCTCAGCAGTCGGAACAACGCCACCGGCAGCGAGAGCTGCGATGGCTTGTTCGGTAAGCGCCTTGCGAGTCATGGTTGCACCTTTTGAATAATTGGCAGAATTGTTGGGTTTTGCATACGCACTGTCAAGTACTTTCGCGCTCAACTCGCTGATCAGAGCGTCGTAGGAAGTCACGCTGTCGGCCGCACCGGCGCCAACCGCCTGGATGCCGACGAACTCGCGGCCCTGCCCCATCGTTGCATCAGCGTTGGCCACCGTGGTGCCACGGCTGTCCGCGACGTGGCCGATAAACACACCGTAGGTGGTGTCGAGCTGCGACTGCAGTTGGGCAAGTGCCTTCTCGGTGGCCGGCTCCACGCTGTTCAGCAGTGCCTTGTGCTCGCCCGAGCGAATTACGTTCACACCCACGCCCTCAGCTTTCAGCTGCTTGGAGTACTCCATGTGGGTGGCGATCACGCCGATGGAGCCCATCAGCGCGGTATTCGAGAGGTGCACCGAGCCGGCCGATACCCCGAGCCAATAGGCTGCAGACATCATGGCACTGTCGGTGAACGCATGTACCGGCTTGATGTCGCGGTTGATGCGCGCAATCAGCTCGGCGGTGTCAGCTACCCCGGACACTGCGCCACCGCCCGAGTTCACGTCGAGCATGATGATCTTGACCGACGGGTCCATGGCCGCGTGGATCATGGCGCTGCGGATCTCGGAGTACGAGGTGACACCGAAGTACTTGTTCCAGGGGCTGTTGTTGTTGGTCAGCGAGCCCTTGATGGACACGACACCCACGGCATCCTGCTGCGAGAACAGCCGTGGAACCTCAGGCTGCTCACCAGCTGGCTTACCATCCATGAACCCGGCCAGGATCTGCTCGTGGGCTTCGACAGCCACCGCAAGCGAGGTGTCAGTGCCAGCCCAGAGCGTCTCGGGGTACGTGAATTTACGGCTCATGTCCTACTTTCCATTTCTGTCAGCGTTATACCACATCAATCCTTGGAGATGTCCTGTTCGTACTTGTACTTGCCGGCATCGATCGTGCGCTTGCGTCCGTCGCTCGTGTGAACCATCTGCACGTCGAAGTAGAAGATCCCTACCAGGTCAGCCTGGCTGGCGGTCGGAGCGAACTCCACGCGCCCGGCCGCCGCATCAACGATGGTCCCGGTGAGCTTGTACTTGTTGTTGTCGGCGTTGAGCGGCGCCTTGTCTGGGTCCACGGTCAACACGAAGGTGTAGCCCGTGATGTCGATGGGTAGCCCGGTGGCTTTGGACTTGAGAATGAACTCGTCAGCGTAGGTGTCACCACGCTTGCGGGTGATGTCGGTCATATCAGTACCTCAACTTCGATGATGTTGGTGGACAGCTCCACCACGATGGGGTTGTCCTGGACTTCGGTCACAAGCTCTGGTGTATCGATCTCAACTTCAACTCGCATATCTGCCACCTCAACTCCGTAGGTGCCGTCCACCAGCTCGACCAGGTAGCCGTCGTTGATCACGATCCCACCCCCACCAGTGCGGGGGTGAGTGATCAGATCCCAGGCGGTGCCCGAGCTGAGCGAGCTGGCGGCCAGCAGGTTGTCCCATGCCGTCATTGCGTGTGAGCCCAAACGGCACCGGCGATCTCAGCTGGGGTAGGTCCGGTGCTGGCGCCGGGGTTGAAGGCCTGGGCCTGCACTGGCACGACAAGCTTGATCAGCACGTTGAACGTGCCCAGCGTCGGGACCACGGGGTCGCCCGCGCCACCGTCAACAGTCAGGTTCCCGTCGATCGTCAGCACGTGGTTGGCCTCCATGGGCCGCACCCGCCAGCCGTTGGTGAGGAAGTAATACGGGGGCGAATACTTCCCTCCCCCGAGATCGTCCCCACCCGCTGAACGGAACGCCGGCAACCACTTCAGGTTGTCGCCCTGCGATACCCAGTCGACCCAGGCAGAGTAAATCTGCTGGGCCGACACCGAGGCACTGTCAAGGATGATCCGCTTGGTGACGGTGTCAAAGGCAATTGCCATTACGCATAGACTCGATCGGCTTCAGCCACCAGTGACAGCGCGATGGTCTTGCTGCGGGTCAGCACGCCCGTTGCGGCCACGAACTTGCCCGAGCCGGGGCGGATGCCGATCAGCACAACGTTGCGGTCCGTGCCTGCGGTAGCACCGCCCTGCACGTTGCCGTCGTAGTCGTAGGTAAACGCGACCGACGCGGCCCCGATGGCTCCGGTGATCGGAACGCCGGCCGCGTCGTTGACGGTGATCGCCCCGGCCTCGCCGTAGTCGTTGCCAGCGCCCGGAGGAGCCGCAAACATCAGGCGGTAGCTCGACCCCGAGCCCACCAGCGGCGCGTTAAAGCTGATCGTGCCGGCCGCGGTATAGGGGTTCGTGCGATCAACGCCGTTCTGGTCCTTGAAGATGATCCGGTTGCTGTCGGCCGGGCTGATGTTGTCAATGAACACGCCCGTCGTGGTCTGCAGCGTGTCGCCCACGAAGGCCAGCAGCGCGTCCGCGGTCTTGCCCGTCACGGTGCCCGCAGTGCCCGCGGTGTTGATGTTGGTCGCCTGGCGCAGCAAGTACTGCACCTTGGTGCAAATCTGCTCCAGCGGGGCACCATTGCCCTCCACGATCACGCGGAACGGGTAGGCCGTGCCGCCGATGGTGCGGTTCTGGTTGGCCGAGTAGAAGCTCACCGTGATGCCGCTGTACGGAGCCCCGGCCATCGAAGCGTCGTTGGCCTGGATCTTGAGATCGTCCTCGTTGGAGAGCAGCAGGTTCACGATGTACGCGCCGGTCGCGGTCTTGCCGGTGTCCGCCAGCACCGAGTCCTTGTATTTCTTGCCGTACTCGCGCACAAAGCCCTTGAAGAACGCACGCTTGTCGAAGTTTCCGTTGGTGGCGTCGCCGAACACCTGAATGCCTTCGTTGCACTGATCGGCGAAGGTGAAGTTGGTGGGGGCATCGGTCGATGCGCGCTGGTAGTAGAGCTGCGCGCCGGCAGAGACCACCCCCAGGCCAACGATGCCAACGTACTGGCGCTGCAGCGCGCCGGCCGCCGAGTATTCAGACCAGCCACCATCGCGCAGCATCTGGCGCGTGGCGTCATTGGCCGGCTTCCAGCCGCTGAAGGTCGCGCCGTCGGTGCCGAATTGGAACTGCCCGGAAAGCGCGTCGATCGCGTACATCGGGAAAGGCGAGTCTTGGTAGCTGGCGGTGGCCCATAGGTCCACGAACTTGGAGTACAGCGCCTGCAGCATCACGCCGTCCTTTGCCACGAGGTTGCCGGCCACGTTCAGCGTGAAGGTGCGGGCACCCTCGTCAATCGTCAGCTCCGTGCCGACGTTCAGCGATGCTTTGCTGGTGATCTTTGCCATGAGGGCTCCTTACGAATAGTTGCGGTCGGCCGAGAGCGCGACGGGGATGCTGCTGTTGACCTTGGGTCGCGCCAGGTTGCGGATGTAGAACGGTAGATACCCAGGCTTAATGAAACCCACATCGACGTTAGGCAAGCTGTCAGCGCCGTAGTTGTACTGGTACGCGTAGCTCGTGCCCGGGTGGCTGTCCACGCTCAGCAGCACCATGCTCGTGCCGGCCAGCAACACCACTACATCGCATCCGGCCGGGAGTCCGGTGAAGGTCATGGCCGCCGAGCCGATGGGCTCGCTCGGGAGGCGCATGCGGCCGATGGCCGAGTTGCCCGCCGTGCGAGCGCCCGGCACGTCCGGGACCATCACGGCGCTGCGCGCCAGGCCGAAACAGGCGTCAAAGATCACGCTCATGTGAATGACGGCTCCGGGTCAACGGCGAACGCTGCGGTGGAGCCGCCGTTAACGGGGCGCTCCATGCCAAGGCGGACGTTGATGATGCTGTTGAGCTTCACCGAGTCGGCGGTGGTGCCTGTGATCTTGCGGGCCACCCAGGTGTTGTAGGGGGCGCTGACGGTGTTGCTCCAGACCGCAGACGAAGCCGACAGCACCACGGGTACACGTTCGCTCACCGGGTCGCCCGCCGCGTTGACGTACTGCAGCTCCACGAAGCCGAACGACGGCAGGTTGGTCAGCGCCACCGAGTCCAGCAGCACCTCGATAGTCCATGTGCGCACGCCGGTTGCCAGGCGCGACTGGATGCGCGTGGCGGGGAGCAGGAACGGCTGGCTCGGGTTGATGACCCAAGACGCATTGGTCCAGTACGCAATCCAGCTCCAGGGTGTTCCGTCTGGCGACACCGACGACAGCACCGGCTGGCCGAGCGTCCAGTCGCAATATCCCTGGCGCGTCTCGTACTTGGCAGAGCCGCCGATACCCAGGTTGTCGAAAACCAGCGCCGCGTTGTTGGGTTGCACTGTCGTGTTGGTCAGGCCGATAGAGCCCGCAGGGAAGCCGCCGCCCTTGTTGTTCTCGCACATGATGGTCGAGCCCGCGCCCAACGCCACTGCTTGCTGGAACAGCGTCAGATCACCCGCCTGGCCGCAACTGAACTTGTTGCCGCGCATGGCGATCTGGAGCGCGTTGCCGGCATTGATGTTCTTGGCGAAGGGCACGGAGAACGCCGCACCGCCCGTGCCGGTCAGCGTCCAGCGGAAATCGCAGCCGATGATCGAGTACGCCCCGAGTCGGAAGTCGATCATCGAGGAGCCCAGGTTCACGCGTTGAACCGCCGAGGTGTCGATCAGGCAGTCAACAAGGGCGCTTGTTCCCTTTGTGGGGTAGCTGTAGTTACCGAAGTACAGGCAAGAGTTGGCGTTGCTGCCCGCTTTCTCGATGAACGACACCTTTTCGTGCAGCCAGCCAGTTGACGTGCCACCGCTGTCATAGGCCCAGGTCATTGGCGTCGTACTGGTCCCGCCGATGGAGTAGGTAACCGTGAAGGCGCCAAGGGTCTTGCACTTGAAACCGTGGAAGCGATTGGCTGTTGCGAACTCATAGCCGCTGCCGGGGTTAGCGGCCAGGTCCAGGGTGAACTTGGCAGTCGGCGAGTCGCCTGTCCAGATCGCGCCCGAGTCGAACAGCATGTGGACCCAGGTTGGCTTGTTCGCCCCGGTAGCAGCGCCGCTAGTGATGCTTAGCGTCGTGTTCCGGCCCGTGCGGACATTCACCACGTCGAACTCTGCGAAGGCGAAGCCGGAATACCGGACCATCGGCGAGGCTAGCCACAGGCCGTAGGTGTAGGCCGACATGCTGTTGCTGACGCCGATTGCAGCGGTGTTCACGAACCAGCCCCAACAGCCGCCCGATCCGCCCGCAAACTGAGTAAGTGCCGGCGTGCCCGTGAAGGTCGTTGCGATGGCTGCGTTCGTGTTGTTAGCGTAGTTCAGCGTCGCCGAACCAACGCGCATCATGATCTGGCAGGTGCCGGCCGGTGCGCCACCGCTCGGGCCGCGTGCGTACACCAAGTTGCGCAGCTGCGGCGTGCCGATGGCCACGCCCGACGCCACGGCGGTGCTCGTCGCGTTGATGTTCGTTGCCAGGGCGTTGGCTGCTGCATCCGCGCTGGCTGCGCCGATCACGCTGGTGGTGCTGACGCTCACGCCGCAGACGCTGATCGTGCCGCTGGTCGGCACGGCGGTCATCAGGATCGAGCCGACGCTGGCCGCCGTGGCGGCGTCCTTTGAGCTGCCATCGCCTTCTTGCGGCACGCCCCAGGTGGGTGCGGCCCCGATGTTGGTGGCATAGGCGCCGTGGTCTAGGTAGGCGTCCATCAGGCGGCTCCCATGATCTCAATAGCGCGGGCCGGCGTCAGGATTTGCAGCGCCACCAGATACGCCATGGCCCGCGGCAGATCCGGGTCATCGCTCTTGGCGCCTCCTGCTGCGCGGACAAGCTCGATGAAGTCCTGCAGCATCACGTCGATCAGCGCACGCTCGCGGATCGCCAGACGCTCGGCGTCGGTGAACCGGCGCAGGAAGCTCACCTCGTCCCAGAAGGTCGGAGGCGTGAACACGTTGATGGCGTCGGGGTCGGGCGCCAGCGCGTGGTTGTGCGTGGCGAACTCCCAGCCGTTCCACTCGATGGGCTCGGCGGCCTGGTAACGGTAGACCTCGGCGCCGTCGCTCTTGCGGGTCACGATGTAGGTGTTCATGTCTCGTCAATCACTGCGGGCGCCGCCCGGGTGCCATCAGTTGTCGATTTGGATGCTCAGCGCGGCAGCAGCGAAGCTGGGGGCCGCGTCGCCGTTGTTCACGGTCTTACTGGTGGTCAGGGTGCCGTAGAACAACAGGTTGCCGGCCGTACTGGCGTCGTACAAACCGAACGCCACGATCGTGCCCCAGTTCGAGGTGGGCGACGGGAAGGTGATGGCGTTGTTGTTGCTGGTGGTGCCGCTCGTGCCGGTCGAGGCAATCACCGAGGCAGCCGCCTGCGTGCCGGCCCAGTTGGCCAAGCTCGAAGCCACAGCCACGCGGGCATACGCGCCACCCGTCACTTCGGTGCCGCCACCCGTGTCGCTCGGCGCAGCGGTCAGCAGCGCGACGTACAGGTTGGCGGGGCCGGTGCCTGCGGCAGCGGACGCGCCGGCAATGCCAAGTGCTTGGGCGCGGAAGAACCAGTCGATGAACTTGTTCTCCAGGGTGTCGCTCATAGCCGACATGTCGAATCCTCTCAAAGTGCGGCTATAGCAAGCCGAATGTGCCAGTTAGCACGCAGTATGGCGTGCTTTCCTTTTCTACACAACTGTCACTTTTGGATCACTGGAAGACGCTGGCTTGCTTACCCGGCGCCGTCTTGCCGCCGTTCTGGCCCTTGGGGTTCTTGGGGCCGTCGCCGGGCTTTTGTACCCCGGTCGGATTGGCGCCGGTGGCGCCGCCACCTGGCACAGCCTGGTCGGCGCCGGCCGGCTTCGCGCCGTAGAAGCCTGTGCCAGACAGAGGCTTGAACGAGGCGCTCGGCAGGTGGCCGGTGAGCGCGATGCTGGCCTCTTCATCGCTGATGAAGCCCAAACTCAGTTGCTCAAGCACCCTGCTCTGCTCCTGGGACTTGAACACCTCCAGCTCGGCCTTCGGGCGAAGGTCGATGGCGTTGTACTCGAACTCGACGTAGACGTCGTAGCCCAGCAGGCGCACGGCGAGCGTGAACACCTTGCTGAACATCTCGTTGAGCTTGCCCCAGATGGTGCCCTCGACGTACTTCATGAACATCATGACCTCAGCCGAGGCGACGTTCGCATTTGAGTTGCTCTGGCCCAGCACCGTGGGCAGCGTCTTGGTGCCCGAGGCAATCTTGGCGTTCGCCATCTCCTGCAACGCCTTGTACTCGTTGCTGAGGTTGGTATTGCCGTGGTCCACCACCGTGAAGCCGATGGTGTCGAAGTGCACCAGGGCGTCCTCCGGCTGCAAGCCGTTCACCTTGGCCTCAATGTCAGCCACGACGGTGGCCATGTACGCTTCAAGCTTCTCGGAGTCGTTCTGGATCTCAGGCGGGATGGCCTTGCGGAACTTCTCCTCGTCGATGGCGACGTCCATCCGAGGGTGGATGGCCCGGCGCACGACGCGACGGATGTCGTTCATGAACGAGACGCTGAACAGCACACCCTGGATGGCTGATTCGATCGGCGAGACCGGGTATGGCTCCTGCAGATCGGCATCCAACGTGACCATGAAGAAGGTCGGGATGTCCAGGTCGATGTACTCGCCGGCCAGGAACTGCTTGGGCACCAGCTTCTTCGCGTCGGTGCTGGGGAACAAGCGGATCTGGGCCGTGGCCACCGGGTGGATACGGTCCGGCAACCGTGTTTTGTCCAGCACCAGCTCGCCGCACATGGCGCCGGTCTGCAGGATGTCCCGCGCCCATACCTCGCTCAGGCTGCGGATCGAGTAGCCGTCATCGAACCCGATGCTGTAGTCATTCAGGATGTTCATCCTGGTGATGATCTGGGCCAGCGCGCTCGTGGCCTCGGCATTGACCGTGCCATCCAGGTTCTTGGCAATCGCCTTGTACCCGCTCGTGATACCCGTGCGGATGTAGCTCGTGATGGCCGCGCTGAGGTCCGGGCTAGCCCGTGCAAAGTCGCGGATGACCTGGCGACTGTCCGCACTGGTGCGGTAAGTCAGGAGGTCCGTGTTGGCGAGGTTGCGGTCCTGCCGGATGAGCGGTGACTTGGGCGACGGCTTGGCCGTCGTCAGGTACGAAGGCGCTGTCTGCTGCTTGTTGGCCACCTTGGGCACAGGCTGGCTGGGCAACACGGTCGAGCCCGACTTCCCGCTGGCCGGCGCTGCCGCCTTGGCTTCGCGGTCCACTCCGGTGATGAAGGATTTCAGGCGTGCAAGCATTTGGCTCGTTTTACCAGACCTTCCCATTTTCCACAAGCGTCACTCTGAAACGGAAACGGCCACCCGAAGGTGGCCGCGCCGTTTGCGGACAATCAAGGAGTTTGCCTTACGACACGCTGGCGCGCTCGGCGGTGCACCAGGTGCACCCATCATCAGGTCCGATACCGTCTCGTTCTGCGACCATCCCAATTTACCACAATGTCAATCTCGCGCAAGTTCTGATTTGTTGCGGAAAGTGAACACCCCTGTTGTGGGCAGGATGATGGTCGGACTGCTGACACCCTTGATCTTGCCGGCCAGCCAGCAGTACAGGGCTGCGTGGTGGAAGTGGTCCTCACCATCGGTCTTCACCCACGAATACACCATCTCACCCGACTCGCTGTCGAACTGCTTTACGCGCTTCATGCTGCAGTGGTGTTGGATGAACAGCTCGTCTTCCTCGGTCTTCAGGATCGTGAGGTGGTTCTCGCGGATGAAGTTCATGAAGCCATCGAAAGCACGGCTGCGATTCACGTTGACCTGGCGCAGGAACTCCTGACCCTTGTCCTTGTCCTTATCCTTGTCGACCACGTTGTGCGTCAGGATCGACTTGGACCTCATGTAGACGCTGGCATACAGGTTGGGGTCCTGCTCCTGCAGGCTCATGACCGTCTCGGCGTGCGGGCCGGAGTCGATCACCGAGCACACCACCCTGAACTTGCTCCGCAGTTCGCCGTAGCGCTTCTTGGCCGTGCCCATGGGCACCTGCTCGCGATGCAGGATCACCATGTCGCCCCAGGCATCGACCGAGCCGACCACGAAGTGGTACACGTTGCCCACGTCAACACCCATCACGTTCACACCGGCGCTGCCCTCGGCATGCACGAACAGGTTGACGAAGTCCTCTCGGGTCAGGGTGGCCTCGGAATCCTCAGCCGGTAGGCCAAGTCCGAAATTCACAAAGTCCTGCACGCGTGCGTAGTCGGTGCTGGCCTTGACCAGGTAGCTGGTATCGATGATCGTCGGTGCATCGAACGGAGAAACCTGATAACCGGCCGCCACATACCCCGAATCTGGGTTCTCACACACGTATTCACGGTGTTGAGGCATCAAATTGGGCACTTTGTGGCAGCTCGGGCAGTGCAATTTCGCCTCTTTCCAGCGGATTTTCGAGAGCGTTTGCTTATTCATGATGCGCAAATCGCCCTTGAAATCAGGGATTTTGACGTGTGAGTAATAGTCTGGAGTGAACCAAAAATTGCAGTGATTGCATTTACAGAGGTTCAGGAACCTCCGCGACTGCTTGAATTCCTTGTTAATACCGAAATCGGGCAGTGTCGGGGTGCTAAATCGACGAATGAACTTCCATTTTGAGTGAGTCAACCGCGAGATGTACTGTGTCAGCACGTCTTGAGCTGAAAAGTCATACTCATCGTGGATGAGCATGTCGCACGGGATTGAAATAGGTGCGTTCGAGGACGCAGCTCCTCGTACATAGAGGAACGAGTCACCAAAACGCTTGATCTCGTTGTTGTCGGTCGTCTTGTGGATGGCCGACTTCATCAATTTCGACCCGTCGATCACCGTATCGACCCGGGTCTTGGTGAAAGTACCTGCAAAGTGCGCTGTCGGCAGCGTATAGGCCACCGTGAAGGGGCTGATCACGTTCACCATGGCAAGTGCCATGCGGGCCGAGGCCTCCGATACGCCCACCTGGGAGCATTTCTGCACGTTCACCTCGACCGACGTGTCGGAGAGGATGGCTTCCTGGTACTCATGGCCGACGTAGGAGTACGGCTGACCGCCGTAGGTCGTCTCCTCGGTGATCCACTTGGCAATCGACGCTGCCGTGTGCTTCTTCAGGACCGCAGTACGCAGCCGCTCGATATGGACGTCGACGATGCCACTCATTTCGCGTCCTTCAGGATCTTCTCGTACTCGACGATAAAGGCTTCTGCCTGCTCTTCTGGCAATTTTGTCAATGTGCGGATCAGAAGGTTCTCAATCTTCTTGAATCGTTCACTGGTGTAGATGCTGCCCTGCAGGTCGGCCAGCTTATTCAAGCTCGTGGCGACCGCATTTGCGACCTGGGCACGCTGATTGGCGGGGATAGTGTCCTCGTCGAGGACGTCGTTCTGGAGCTGGCGAGTCGAATGGTATTGGAGGATTAGCTCCTGTTCGAGGTTCAGGTCGGCCAGGTTGGTGCTTGGAAGTACTGCAGTAATCTCGTCTCGGTACTTGATGAGGAGGTGAAGAGGTAAAGACGACCAATTGAATGGTGCCTTCACGTTTGTGGGAATACTTCCCGACGTACCAAAGCTCTTCACTTCCTCGTCATTAATCATTTCTTATTCCGATGCTTTGCCTTTAGGCGTTCTAGGGCTTCCTCGGCGAGAGTCTTCTCACCGGAGGTAATTGAATTAAGGACGTTCTGAGCTGCAAGCTCAAGGCCCTCAGCTTCTTCGATTTCGTCAGCCAGGCGGCGACGACGTTGGATGGTCAATTCACGTAAGTCTTTGAACATCATCCCGAAATGCTTGTCGAGCAGCTCCGATACCCAACGACGGATCTGACGATCGCTGCACTGAGCGTTTAGAGCACAGGTCTCTAGGTCAGCGCCCGCGATGTAGTCGATAGCGTGCTTCTTGCGTAGTTCCCACTTGACCTTGCTGGCAGTGCGGCTGATGAGGTACGGCTTGATGGGACGCTTGATGCCCCAGGACTCCATCAGATGATTTACTTCTCGTAACGAAATGCCAAGCACACTTGCCACTTCCGGGCGCGTGGCTTCGTCATTTGCAATTGCGTCAAGTGCCGCGAGGAGAGTTGGCATACGGTCGCCCCAGCGTTCCATACGGATCTTGAGGCTCTCCGGGGTCAGGTTCAATTGGGCTGCAGCCTCGTCATGGCTGATCAGACCTTCCTTGTAGATCGAGTACACGTTCAGTAGGCTCATGTTGGTTCTCTTGTGTGATGCGCCTGTGCATGTATGCCTCGGCGCAGAGGTGAAGTGTGTGCTCTCTACCTAACTTCGTCATAGCAGTGAGAGCATCTAGTTTAGCTTTTGTGGACGACTGCATAACAACAGTCGTTTGGACGTCTGTAACGATGTCGGTATCGAAACTACGCCTGAAGGCTTCTACGAGCACTTGAGGGTCTTCTGCTGCTTCGTCAATGGCTGCGGAGATTGCAGCCGACTTGCTGACCGCCAACTGACTCAGGAAGCTGTTGATGCGTGGATCGAGCCGAACTCGTTGCGTCGGGGACTTGTTTGACACTGTGTTTCCTGCCTTCCTTGTGTCCCATTATGTCTTAAAAAGTTGTGGCAGGTGAAATTTTTTTCGAGGTGAGGTGGTTTGCCGCGCCCTTGTCGCCGCGCTCTCAGACCCCCGTAGTCAAGCGGCTAGGCCTGCCCACCCTACATGCTTTCGCCTAGGGCGCCGCCCAGCCCCGCAAAACGGCTAGGGCATCGCCCTGCCCTTTGGCCCTATCCTTGCCAGCCTGCCCGATGTCGTCACCTACATATACAAGGGCGCCGCCCTTGGGCATGCCACCCTCAGCCACCAGGGCGCCGCCCTGCCCCTCGGCCTGCCCTCCCTCGGTCTGGGTGACACTAGATAGGGCGGCGCCCTGGGGCATGCCATCCCCAGCCACCAGGGCGGCGCCCTGCCCCTGGGGCATGCCATCCCCAGCCACCAGGGCGCCGCCCTGCCCCGCAAAAGAATTTGCACAACTAAGGGTTTACCCTCTATCCCGTCGGGGGATATACCGCCTAAAGTCACTACATCGCCGGGGGATAGGCCCCTGTAGCGATAGGGGCAAACACGCCCTATTGAAAGGGTTCGATATGTCTAAGGTCTTTCTCGCTGCCGCTGCCTTTACTGCTGGCGTCGCTCGCATCGCCAACACCCCCGCCAGCATTACCCCCCTCATGCGCCATGCCGCAGCGCATGCCCTGAGCAATGGCCAGCTTACCCCCCTCAATAAGCTGCTCGCCGCACTCGAAAGCATCAAGGGCAGCGACGCGGCCCGCTTGTGCGTCGCTACCCTGGGCGGCGCCCTCGCTGACCTCGTGATTCTGCCGGGCAAGCCCGGGGAATTTGCCCGCGCAAAGAAGGGCGCCGCATGGCTTGGCGCCGCTCAAGCTGAGGTGAAGGCCTTCGCCCTCCCTTGCCTTGCCGAACTGGTAAGCGCTGAGCGTGACAAGAAGGCAGCAAAGCGCGAGGCGGATAAGGAAGCGGCCAAGAATGCCACCCCTGCCGCTGCCCCCCAGGAAATTGACGGCAGCGCCGCGCCCGTGGCCGATGGCAAGGGCTCCCCCCTGCCTCTGTCTAGCGTCGCTGCCGCTGCGGCCACCCTGGGCGCTGCCCTGGAGAGCTTGACCGGCGCTACTGATGACCGCGTGCAAACCCTTGCCGATGCCCTGGGCGCTTCCCCCTTCTTGCTCTCCCTGGTGCGCGCCGCCCTCCCCGTGGTGGCTGCCGCTGAGGCTGCAGCCACTGAGCGCGCAGCCGCTGAGGCTGCCCGCGTCGCTGCCGAGGGCGCCGCCCAGGCTGCCGCCGCTGCCGCCGCCCTCAAGGCTGCCGAAGGCATCGCCGCTGCGGCTGTCGCAGTGAAGGGCAACAAGGGCAAGAAGCGCGCCGCCATTGTCACTTCTGAAAATCAGGCAATCAGCGCGCAAGAAGTCATGCACCAGCGCGACGCGGCGAGCGACGTGCACCGTGCAAACGCTGAGCGCATCGCCGATGCAGTGAAGGGCGGCGCCCTGCTGGCTGCCTGACCTAGTGCCCCGGATTCGTCCGGGGCATCGCCTAAGCCTCCCCGCGTGGCTTAGGCGATGCCCTAGACCGGGTAAAGCGCCTCCTCCCTCGCTGTCAGCTTGCGCAAGCTCGCTGTCAGTACCTGGGGTAAGGGACTGCAATAGCCCGGCCGCCTGAAAATCAGGCAAGGCGAGCGCGCTCTGTGCGCTCCGTTACTCGCTGCCAGCTTGCCCCGCTCGCTGCCCGCTTGTGATGTTCAATGCTTCTTTTTCACTGTTGCGACGATGGCAGCGCCCAGGGCCAGCCCCAGGGCAGCGCCCTAGACATAGGCCTCAGCCAAGCGCCTAGACCCTTGCGGCATCAAATGCCCAAGGTGCGCCCATTGCACGGGAAGGCATCAAAGCCCTAACTGTGCCCATCGCCCAACAGACACGAATATTTGCCGACTCAAAAGCTGCCCGGGGCAATTCGCCGGGGAGTTGGCAAAGCCCGTTCAATAGTCACGGGGATAACCGACTATTCGAGGCCAAGCCACATATTCAGCACCGCATGACAGCGCCCTGAATATGTGGAGTCTTGCGCCGTCTCGCAGATCCAGCCTGGTTGAGCATTACGGCCCAAACTGTGCCTATACCCTCAGCTCAAACGACCAGCAGCGCTTTCGACGCATTCAGCCGGCATCTGTGAGCCATTCCCAAGTCCTCCTCACCGAGGACTGCCCCTAGCCTGTGGATAACTCCCAGACTAGGGCCAGTCTTCCGACCTCAGAAACCAATAGCAAGCACTTTGCAAGCACTTTGGTATCTCTGAAAAATTTCCTGGACCTACGCGAAAAGCGTTGTTAATTTGCCTCAGTAGTAACCCCAGGCATCCCAACAACAACTTTTCCGCCCCTTTTCTCAAATCCTATCAAGCACTTACCTCTCTTTTTAAAAATCAACAAAAGGTAAGTAATTTTTTTTAGGGATTTAGGCTCTTCGTGTTGAGAAATTTTTTAGGAATTTTTTCGAGCCTTTACTCCCCTACGTCCTCTCCAGAAAAATCGCCTGTAGGCCCGTTTAGGCCCTTTCGCGTCGATTTCGGCGCCAAGGCCCCTATTCGGACCCACAGGCGATTTTTCGTCCCCATCAGCTACCTCCCCAGCTGAAACCGTCCTCGCGTTTTGACCTCTTGCAGTCTTCACGCCGTTTCCCCACCCCCCCTATTTCGCCGCCTACAGACTTATCCACAGACATGCCTTAAGTGCTTGTCACCAAAGGACTTTCGTCTGTTTTGCGGTCGATTCGTGACTTTTTCACGCAACCAACCTGTGGACAACTCACCATGCTCTTGCTCGCCAGCCTCGTGACCGGCGCTGTCCTGGTCCTGAATCCCTTGCTTGGTCTGGTCGCTGCCGGCCTGACCCTGGTCCTTTTCCGAACCCAAACCCAAACTCAAGCTCGGAGGTAACCCCATGATCGATCTGAACCAAGCCCTTGCCCATCGTCGCCGTGCCCGTCGCAAGTACCCCATGCTGCACGCCTATGTGCAGCTGGTGGTCAGCTTCGTGTTGAGCCTGGCCGGCGCCGCCCTGGGCGCCTGGATGGAGAGCCCCAACCTGATGGTGCTGGGCGCCATCCCGGGACTGATCGCCATCCTGGGTCTGTGCCTGATCCACGGTAGGAAGTGAAACCAAGGCACAATTTGCCACTCTTGGAGAATGTGAATGCAACAAGCTCAACAGCAGTACACCCTCCCCTCCGCTACTGTGGCCCACGCCGTGGATCTGAAGCTGATCCTGGAGCGTGCGGGTGACCTGGGCGTCGACGTCCACAGCGCCGACCTGGCCGAGCTGGACATGCTCAAGGCATGTCTGGACCGGGTCGAGCGCTGGGACCCCGACCAGTTGGTGACTCACCGCCACCAGGTCTATTGCGCCAGCCGCCAGCCCGGTGGCTGGCTGGAGTTCGGCCTCGTCCTCTACTACGTGGGGGGCAAGTCGATCTTCGTGGGGGCGATCCAGCGCCAGGTCGGCGCCGAGATCGAGTTCCATTCCTGACCCAAGGAGCAACCATGACCCGAACCGAATTCGTGGCCAAAGCCATTGCCGCGTACCCCGACTGGCCTGTGGACCGGGTGATCTCCCATGCCCGGGAGCAATCCCTGGTCCAGCGCGACCTGGCCGAGGACGCTGCCGGTGTCCTGCGTGCTGGTCAGGCCGGTGGCTGGACCAGCTGGGAGTTGTACGGCGCCGAGCGCCGCATGTGTGAGGCCTTGCACCGCTCGATGCGGGCGCGGGCTGTGGTCATCGCCCTGGCCTGACTCCTGGGTCGCTCCTAGGAGTCTCCTAGGAGCACGCTGTAGACCGCAGCGGCAAGCCCCGGAGGCTTGCCCGTGTGGCCTTGCATCCACCGACGCTTGAGGGCTCTGGCAAAGCCCGAGATCCGTCCCGGCTAGTCCCGCATCGCTTTGGGGCCGGAAACCAAGAACGAAAGCTATGCACCCGCTGGTCCGCAAGGCCAGCCCCACGCCCCGGATCGCTCCGGGGCACCCCTACACCGGAGATCCACATGGACAAATTTTTCAAGCCCACTCCTCGCCCCTTCTACTCGTGTGCCGAGCTGGTGCGCATCCAGGAACAGGCCGACGAGCTGGTCGGGAAGGGCGTCGCCCTACCCACCTTGGTCCGCGTCGTGGTCGACATCGGGACCAGCCGTGTAACGGGGCTCAGCCTGGACCTGAACGGTGAACCTCCGTCCAGCGTCCATGTGTGGCTACTGGTCGACCTGTGCGAATGCCTGACTGGCACAGCACCCAACCCGGCGCTGCCTGCCGTCTACAAGGCTGAGATCGTCGAGCTGTACGTGGGCGACGACCCCGAGGCCATGAACAGCACCGTGTTTCTGGAGTACGGCACCGACCTGGCCGCGCTGCAGGCTCGACTGGACACCGCTGCACTGACCTACGCCCCAGAGTCGCTCTGGGAGGACGAGGGTGACAAGTTCGGACCCAATGACGGACCCATGACCCGCTACAACCGGGCCAAGACGAACGGTGCCCGCCACCTGAGCGGGGACGATTACGAGTACGTCATGACCATCGGTCGTGTGCGTCTGGTCTGCTGAGGGCGTCGCCATGATCCGCGTCACCCCGCCCCAGCCCCGCACCTTCACGCGCCCTGCCTGCCCCGTATTCAAGGCCTGGGACAGCCGCAAGACCCTGGGTGCACCCCAACCCACGCTGATACGCCTGGCGCAGCCCCTGGCGGGCGCTGAGCGGGGCCGATTCAGCCTCACGAACCAGGGCGTCCCCCTGGCCGAGATCATCCACACGACGCCGGATCGATTCACGGTCCTGTTCGACTACCTGCCGCGCAGTCGCGGCTGGGGCGATGAGGAGACGCTGCGCGGCGACGAGCTGTGCGCCTTCTTCTCGGCGCTGTGCAGCACCAATTGCTCGCTCATGTCGGCCCTGGCCCAAGCCCAGGACTTCAGCATGATGGACGAGATGGGAGGCTTCTGATGGCCCTGGTGATACTGCTGTTGTTCCTGATCGTGTCAGCTGTTTTGGCGGCTTGCTGCATCCACACGTTTGGACGCATCATGAATTCGAGCCAGACCTCCGATTCGCACGGAGCCTCACTCGAAACCCCGTCCCACCCTAAATCCGTCCCTGGCATAAGGAAACGCCATGATTGTCATTTTGGTAATTTGGGCCGCTCTGGTGGTCATCGGAGTTGGCTATGACGTACATCGGTATCGAACAGTTCAGACCCGTCGCAGCGAACGCCTCGAACGCTGGAATCAGTGCGGAACCTACACGCACCGGGGATTCCATACGTAATCTGGTCGAGGCTGCAATTGAAGCAGTCGACGAATTGCACGTCGGCGTGGTGTTCCCCGGTGCGCATGGCGCCGCCCAGGAGCTTGGTGTTGTGCCGAGCAGCCCTGAGGGCCAGGTGTTTGTCAGCGTCTACATGATGGCGCTGAAGGCCAGGTATCCCGGGGGCGTCCCCTACGACAAGGACTACAGGCTGACCGCATGAGTGTTGAGGTATCCCACGTTCTGATGCTGGTCGGCATTGTGCTGCTGTTGGTGGCCCTGTGGCTTGATTCGCCGATGTAGTGACATTTTCGTAAAGTGCGCATACACTGCGCCACCCTCTGACACCAGAGGCAAGCCGTGGAACTGAGTTTCCACCGCTTGCCTCTGTCGTTTGACGGACTCACAAAAGGAGAAATCACATGGACCCCGCAATCTGGTTCTGGGAATGCGAGCCCGAGCCTCGCCTGGCCCTCATGGAGGTGATGAACGCGGCCTCGCTGCGCCGCCTCTTCAAGGGCGTCGCCCTCATCCTGAAGCCGGCGCTGATCCTGCGCGCTGTGAGCGCCTGGATTCACGACGTCCCCTGCTGCAACGCCAAGCTGCGCGAGGCTGCCACTCGACTGGTGGTGCTGGCATGACCAATCCCTACAAGCCCGAGATGTTCTGGGGCCGCAGGAGCCTGAGCGCCGGCACTTCCGATCGGCCCAAGGCTGAGATCGATGCGCTGATCCGCATCATCACCGGCCACGCGCCGCAGTTCGCCTACTGGGTGCCGATCGAAGCAGTTATCACCCGACCGGGTGAGGTGATGACGCCGGGTCAGGCGCGGTGCTACCCGTTGAAGCCCAGCGATATGGCTTTGCTGATGCCCAAGCTCACGGACAAGGCTGCCGCGTCCTACGGTCGCCATATCTACTCCCACTACCTGATGGAGTACTGGGAGGACTGGGGCTCCGATGGTCACATTCTGTACGTGCTGAACGGCTGGATGCTGGTCAAGTCCGAGGACTACGGCACAGCAGTGGTGGGCGCCAACCTGGCCAACTACATCGGCCTGTGCGACCTCAAGGGGTATGCATGACCTACAAGACCAAGCCCGGGGCCAGCTCGGAGATCCGCATCAATGTGCTGGACGAACTGCCAGAGCATCGCTACGTCGAAGCACTCAAGCGAATTCGGGGCCTGATCGCAAACGGCAAGCCGTTGGAAGCCTTCGACGATGACGCCCCCGGCAACAAGGACATGGGCTGCACCTGGGGCTTCTGCCAGGAAGACAAGGAGACGTGGCCCGATGCACAGGACCACATCTTCCCGGTCGACTTCGAGAAGGAGGGTCGCATGTCGCCGCTTGATGGTGGCGAGCGGCTGTGCCCACTTGATCGCCGCACAGAGTCCAACGGCAGCGGCTGCTTCTACACGTGCCGTGTGTTCCAGGCCAGCAAGCGTGACCCGGCCCCGACGCGTGACGAAGCGCTGGCGCTGTACGACAAGGCCATCCACAAGGCCGGCGCCTGATTTGTCACTTTCACACAAGGAGAAACCACATGCCTTGCAATTCCGATTACCTGGAGCCCACACCGCGTGAGAGCTACAACCAACTCACCGCACAGTGCCTGCAGTATGTGCTGTTGACCCTTGGCCATCACGCCAGGGTCAACCTGATGGCCGACGCTGAAAACAGCTATTGCTCGGTGGATCACACCGCAGAGCTGTGCAGCATCTGCTTCCGTATGAGTCCCGAGCAGCTGAACACCATCGTCTACGACGGTCGCAACCCCAAGGCACGCAAGCTGGCCGATTGGCTCGAAGCCCACCAGGCGAACGATGCGCGGCGCGAGGCCGACGAGACCCGTAAGGCCCAGCGCCAGGCGGCGCTCGACAAGCTGACCCCTGATGAGCGCAAGCTCCTCGGGCTGTAGGAGACCGACATGAAAGTCAAAACCAGCACCCTCACCGGCGCCGCGCTGGATTGGGCGGTGTGCATGGCCAACGGCATGAAGCCGGAAGACATTTACATCAGCTGCATGGGGCGCTACACGTCGCTGTTTCGCCGGCTGCGTGATGACGACGGCCAGTTGAATGGCCGCTACATGACCGGACCCGACCTGCTGTTTTCGAGCAAGTGGGAGGCTGGCGGGCCGATCATCGACCGCGAGATCCACAACCTATTCAAGTGGAATCAGCTTGACCCATCGGCCGCCGAGCTGTGGTGTGGCGTTCACAACCGCAAGACCGACAGCGGTGTCTATGCCATCAACGTCGATGGTCCCACCGCTCTGATCGCGGCGATGCGCTGCTACGTCGCCAGCAAGTTGGGCGACGAGGTGGATGTGCCGGAGGAGCTGCTGACATGATCGCCACCGGACTATCCAAGGTATTCGCGTACCCCTCCGAATTCGTCACGCTGCCCGACTACACCAAACGCGCCGGGCAGAACGTGACGATTGTTCGGCCCTGCACTGAAGCGGAAGCGGACGGACCCGAGCAGGACTGCGAGCAGATGTACGTCGTGCGCTGCAGTGACGGCGCGGAACTATTTGCCTGGGAAAGCGAGCTGCTGTGATGGCCACGTTCGACCGCTTCGACATTTGCTTCGCCCACCAGGCACTTGAGAACGACTGGAACAAGGACGGCTGGCTGCAGGAACGCCCGAGCAACCAGCGCCGGCGCGAGGCCACCAGCGTGCAGCTGATGCGCATGGGTTTCTCCAGCCCGTACCAGGGCGGCAGTTTCTCCGCGCTGCTGGCTGACCACGACGGGATGGAAAACGCCCGCGAGATTTACGTGAACGCGCTGGTGTCGTTCGGCCTGGCCAAGCACGTGGCAGAGCACGACGACCTAGGTGAGTTCATCCGCGACTACTACGTCAAGGAGTTCGTGGCCCAACACTTCCCCCAACTTCTCTAACCAAGGAGACCCACCATGACCGGACCACCCGGCTACAAGTCCCGCGCCAAAGCATCGCTGATGCAGGATGCGGCCCTAACCCTGGAGAACGATGGCGCGTTCTACAAGGAGTACACCGACCCCGCGAACCTCCACCGAGGAAGCCCGGGGGACGCACGCCTCGTCATCTGCAAGTACCTGCGCGTCTTGAGGTGCCCTCTGTACCAACCCAGCACGGATTGCGACCTTGAACAGCTGCGCCGCTACTTCGATGCACGGTACGAATCGGCGCGGGACTGCGGTGGCGACACGCACAGCACAGCGCGTGACAAGACCCGCGACTTCATGAACGAGACGGACGACAACCCACCTTGGGAAGTGAAGTCGACCCCTGTGAAGACGGAAGTTGTCGACTACAGCCTGCTGCCTGATGGCACTGTGTTGGTTTGCTCGGACGGTACGGAGTACATGAAGGGCATCCACCCGGAACTCGAACACCAAACGCCCAGACCAGAAAAGGGGCGCCCCGTCACGGGTTGGCGTGAGAGCAAGTTGACGCCATCAGGCTTCAGCTGGCGCACCTGGGCCACGGACGGTGCCTGCTCTAGCCACGCAGGCAAGAGACTCGTTGCGTACCGACTGCCGGCCACCATCGACAAGCAGCCCTTCGACTACACCACCCTCCCGGATGGTGCGGTGTTGATCTGCGCCAACGGTAACGAGTACATCAAGGGCAAACAGTCCTTCACCGGGCACGGTAGGGCCAGTGAGTCCAAACCTGTGTTCGGGGGTCGAGCGGATGGCTGGGAATCCTGGGAACGATACGGAGTCCACGCCTCATCACCTCCGTATACCCTCGTCGGCCATCGCGTCACCTGCGCGCCTCCCGAACCTGACTACCTCGCTCTCCCTGACGGTACTGCCTTCATCTGCAGGAACGGCACGACGGTGGTCAAGGGTCCGTACAACGGGCTGCTCGGGTACGTGCAGGGCAATCCGCCGCCTGGCGGGTTCATCACCTGGACCAAGACTTCCAGGTCCACCATCGGCTGCGTCCATCACAACAAGGATGGAAGCAGCTACTACAACCGCGATTGGGACATCGTCTCTATCGCACCCACCCAACCGGACTCCAACGAGTCCACCACTTTCACCACCACCGAGCAATCCGCTCAATTGACCCCCAAGGAAAACATCATGACCACCATCATCAACGTCACCACCCAAACCCTCATCAACGGCCAGAAGATCGAGGCCATGCAGATGGCCGCGATCTACGACCTGATCGCTCAACAGGAGGCCGCCATCGAGAAGCTGGAGGCTATCAAGACCAAGCCTCTGATGCTGCTGACCGAGATCGCCGAGCGCCAGGCCGGCATCGACAAGCTGGTGGCCTACCTGGACAGCCAGGTGGTCCCCAAGGCTCCTGCCAAGGTCGCCGAAGCCACCGAAGCAAAGTAAGGGGCCAGTGATGGAACTCAAACTCAACCATGAGGTTGACCTCGAACTGCAACTTGACATAACTGTCATAAAGGACGCCATAACCGTGTGGCTCACCCCGAAGGGTCGGCAGCCCAAGGCCTACGTGTTCCGCAAGGTCGAGGGCACCTCCGTGGCTGAGTTTGTCGATTCCACCATCAGCTTCGCTGCGCTTGATCGCATCGAGGCTGCCATCAACGAGGGCGTCCCCCATGCAAACGACGACTCAACCCCACCTGCCGGTGGTTCCTCTCTTTCTCCTGCGGAGGTGCCGAATGATTGAAGTCAAGCGCATCGATTTCACGTCCCCGTTGACCCGTCACGGCAGCTGGGGCGGGTCCGAGATCGGCGGGCTGCACCAGTCCTCGATGGTGCTGCACATGGCCGCCGATCACTACCGGGGCTTCATCGAGTGGGACATCCCTTCGCTGGAAGAGTGCGAGGAGATCGGCCTCTGGTTCGAGGCCAAGCCCGAGCTGCCGCTGATCGAGTGGTTCAACGGTCGCGGCTACCAGGTCGCGCTGTCCGACTACGACGGCGTCATGTCCCTGCCCAAGCAGGCATGGGAGCTGATGGAGTCCATCGGCATCATCGTCCCAACTGAGTTCAAGGAATAACACATGTCGAAATTGAAATTGAGTACTGAAGAGCGCAAGGACTACGACCGCCTGGTCGACCTGTTCAAGACGCTGAGGGCCACGCCGGATCTGAACGTGTACGACGATGCCATCACGCTGCTGAATCGTGGCTGGGCCAACCAGGGTGAGACTCACTCCTGCACTGCAGTTGCTCAGGCGCTCAAGGCCCGCATGCGTTACCTGGCTGGTGCCTGCACAGCTGAAGCCTGGTTTGCCACCCACAACATGCGCAAAGAGCTGATCGAGCTTTACATGAATCAGTACTCCAGGTCGTGCATCGTCAACGTGCGTCGGCCTCAGTGGTGGAACTCTACGAACACCAGATTCCACGCCAAGCGTGTCGAGGCCATCACCAACTTCATCAACCTCTGCAAGGACGCCGCCAAATGATCCGCAAGTTCCTCGAACGCCTCGGCTTGCTGAAGCCGAAGAAGGTGATGACGATGGACCAGTTCTTCGCTTCGCCCCCTGACAATCGCATCCCGCGTCGATCGACACCGAAGCGCCCGCTGCCGCCCTGCCCGCCTCACGCGGTGTTCCTGGGTCAGGTGCCTCCGGCTCGCAATCCGACGTCGCCTCGCACCTCGGTGAGCCACTCCGAGCCGGCCCGCCACACGGTTTCGGACCCGTACCCGATCAGCACCGATGCCTACATCCCGATGTACGTGAGTTCGCCGCCGACGCCCGAGCCCGAGCGCTTCAGCGCCGGTGGTGGCGGCGACTTCGGTGGTGGCGGCGCCACGGACAGCTGGGCAGCGCCGGCGCCCTCGCCTGCGAGCTGCGACACCAGCTCGTCCGACACCAGCTCGTCGAGCTGCTCCACGGATTGACGCTTTCGCACAAGGAGAACCCACATGACCACACAAGACGCACTCCAGCGCGTGCTGGATGAATCCCGCAACGGCATGAACAGCGCCATCCGCTATTCGCCGCTGTTCCCCCGCTTCCTGATCAGCGACGGCGCCCGTGACGCCTGTGATGCAGCGGACTGCTACTGGCTGGTGGATCTGCTCGCCTCCGAGATCAGCCGCAAGCTCACCACCGACATCAACGCCGGCCTCGTGGGCACGACCCTGGTCAGCGTGGTGTCGAAGGACGGCAAGGCCGTGGTCAACGTGACCACCTCCGATGAGTGCCCGCCCTACTGGTCCAAGCACATCGACCTCACGTCTTTCCCTGAGGGTGACTGGACGCCGTTCGAGCTGGGCGCCTTCGACTGGGACAGCCAGGGCAACGTGGTCCGGCTGATCCTCACCCTCATCACGGAGCACTGACGTGAAGCACGAGCACATCGGCAAGCTGGACCTCGGCATCGAGGGCTGGGACGCCTACTACCTGGTGTCGCTGACCGAACGCGAAATGCCCGAAGGTGCTAGCCCTCGCAAGCTGCAGGAGATCGCCCACAGCTTGTTCGACCTGGACAACCGATACGAGTGCAGAGGGCCAGGAACTCTGTTCTGCACCCGCACGTCGCTGTTTGTTCACCCCCAACGCGACCCCAGGGACGGCGTGTTCCTGGGCATCGCCCATATCCGCCGCGACTGCTAGGAGAAAACCATGTCGAAGACACCCATGAAGCTCATTAGCTTCTCGAACCTGCTTGCTCAGAGCAAGATCCACCACAAGAAACTCCTCCAGGTCCTGGAGGATGCCGGCGTCAAGGTTGCGGCCGAGGTGCCCCAGGGCAAGGGCTCTGCCCGCTTCTACAACCAGGCCGAGGCGGTGGCGGCGATCGAGGCCTACCAGCGGGCCGAGGCCGAGCTGGCTGCCAAGGCCGCTGAAGTTAAGGCTGCCGAGGTCAAGAGTGCGGCCAAGGCAGCGCCGGCTGCTGTGGACCTGAGCCCCATCACGGCGATGATCGAGTCCCAGCAGCGTCAGCTGACCCTCCTGTTTGACCAGCAGATCGACGGGCAGGACTGGCTTGGACCTCAACTGCAGGCGCTGAAGGACCAGAACGTCGCCCTGTTGCGAGCCGTCGAGAAGATGGGCACCAACCTGGACGCCCGACTGGACAGCCTGCACAACCTGGTCGTCAATGCCCGCCTGGCGCCGACCTATGCGCCGGCTTCCAAGGTCGACCAGGATCTGAGGCCCAACGTCAACGCCCCGGCGCCGGCTGTGAAGCCGCCCGTGCCGCCTGGCCTGCCGCAACCCAAGATCGAGCCGGGTGGCTTCGACAAGATGGTCGCAGGGCTGGCAACTGCCGAGCGTGCCAAGCACAACCCCGAGACGAAGCCGGCAGCCAAGCCCAACCGCACGAAGGTGTGCATCGTCGGCTTGGTCTCGACTCAGGCGGCGCTGATCCAGAAGGAGTTCGGCACCGAGCTGGAACTGCGTTTCTACACGTCCGAGGAGTCCAAGACCAAGGGCTTCCTCAAGGCCCTGACCAACCACGATCACGTCATCGCCATGGTGGCCTTCATCAACCATGGTCTGCGTGACATCGTGGTGGCGGCCGGCAGCAAGCTGATCCGCTTGCCGGGTGGTGTGAGCGGGCTTAAGACCAAGCTCACCGAGATTTGGATGCAACAGGCTAACGAGGTGTCTGCATGACCACCGAATCCAAGCCCAAATACACCAACACCTGCCCCGACTGCGGCGGTGCTGGCTATCGCACCAGCCAGTCGGGCTCCCGGCCCGTCTACCGCTGCTTCAACTGTCCCAAAACCTTCGGAGGCTGAAATGCTGATGATCTCTCCCCAAACGCCGGTGCTGACCAAAACTGTGTACGGCAACAACTTCGCGGCCAACGTGGTCGCCTACCTGATGGTGTCGCTGGGTCACAGCGTCTACGCCGAGCCCCTGGGCGATGACAAGTGGCGCATCAGCATCAACAAGGAAGAAGGCCACCTCCTGATCGACGCGCTCAAAGACATGCGCCGGATGATGGGCATCCCGGTGGACGTCGAGCTGCGCCCACGCCCCGACAAGATCGAGGTCAACCTCTACCTAGACGCCGACAGCCCGTCTGACGCTGACATCAAGGTGGACGAGACCCTGGAAGTTGCGGCACTGGGCACCGACTACCAGGTTGCGATCCTGTCGGCCTATGGTCTCGGCGCCCGTGAGGCCCGGCTCGGGTTCACCACGAACCTGGACGCTGCCCACTGGCCTGACGTCGCCAACTGGTACGAGTATGGCCGCATGGATTACATGGTGGGGGTGACGCAATGAAGCTCTTCGTCTTCAACACCGGCCGCTGGTACTCCGAGGCCCAGCAGCCCATCGTGTCCTTCTACGACTCGGACACCGGCACCGCAATCATCCGCGACCTGGCCCGCAACATCGAGGGCAGGTGCGTGATTGAACCGGGGCTCATGCGCCGCGATCTGCAAGCGGCGTTGATGCACGCCTATGACTACGGCGCCTACTTCAGCCTGAGTGAGGCCGAGAGCCTGCTGGTGCGCCAGTTCAGCACCGAGGCTGAGGCTTTGACCGAGATGCACCGGCTCGATACCGACGAGCGTTGCGCCCAGACGCGCAGCCTGCTTGATCGTGGCCACTTCGCTTCGGCCATGGCTGAAGCCTGGACCCGGGCAGATTCGAGCAACAAGCGCAAGCTGGAGCAGTCGTTCCGCGAGTTCTGGCCCTGCTTCTGACACTTTCACACGAAAGGAACCATCATGGACATGAACACGCAGGAAGGCCGCAAGGCTCTGCAGGACGCAGTGACCGACAGCTGGAAGAGCCGCGCAGCGCGACAGGGGATGAACCCCAAGTCGCTGGGCTACAAGAAGGCTGAGATCGAGTACGCCTCCGGTGCGATGGCCGCGATCAACGCCATGTACCCGCACCCCACTGACCCGGCAGCACTGAGCCCTGCGGTCCCGCCTATCTGGGTGATCAACGCGATGAGCGGTCGCCCGGTATTCGAGTAGCGGATTGTCACTTCTGTAATTCCGTGCTTGCTGGGTTGGTCGCCCAGCTTGCTCCATTCCCTCCACACAGGAGAACACCATGACCATTCTTCTCAAGCTCGCCAGCCATCAGATCAGTCAGTTGCTGCACGGTAACAGCTACGACAAGTCGGCTGTCTGGCGTGGTGTCCGCAACGACGCCGCCCTCGATACCAACATCGCGTTGAGCGTCAACATCGAGTCGCCCCACGACGTGAACTATGGCTACGTCCGCGTCGCCAAGGTCGATGGTGAACGCGTGTCAGTGGAGGCGCGTGACTACATCGAGCTGGACTCGGATGGTCACTTCACCGGCTACGTCGGCGCCCGTGTCGCTGAAGAGCAGCTCATCGGTGAAAGGCCTGAGCTGGCCTACGTCTCCGCTGCGTCGATCCCCAACAAGCACACCGAAGTTGCGCCGCCCGGTGCTGCACTGGATGCCTACGAGGCCCTCTACACGGCTCCGGCCCCCAGTCGCAGCGAAGTCCTGGTGCTCAGCGTGGACCAGCTGATCCGCCTGATCGATCGCTACGGCCACGAGTTCGCCGGCTCCATGAGCCAGGACGACGCCTCCCTCCCCAAGTTCAACGGCGACTTCGCCTTCGATCCGGCCAGCGGCACGGCATACCTCCGCGTTTGACGTTTTTGCGATTTGGGTCGGCACACAAGCCGACCCACACCACAGAAGGAACACATCATGTCAAAGAAATACGAGTTCACCGGCGTCTCCAAGACGATCGTTGCGCCGGACGGGAGCATGCACGAGGTGCACCGCATCAGGTTGCTGCGTGATTTGCCAACAGGCTATCTGGCGGGTCACGCAGGCGGCTGGATCGGGGCCGAAATGAACCTCAGCCAGGACGGTGATTGCTTCGTCGCGGACGAGGCCATCGTCTATCAAGCCGCATTCGTGGGTGATGACGCACAGGTGTACGGCAACGCGACGGTATTTGGCATCGCACTCGTCACCGGCAACGCTCGTGTCAGAGGTTCAGCAACTGTCCTCCAGGACGCCCGCGTCTCCGGCTGCGCGATTATCGAAGGCATGGCCCGTGTATTTGGGAACGCCTACATCGGAGGCCACGCTGCCATACGCCATATGGCTCAGGTCAGTGGGTTTGCCGTGGTGACAGGTGATGCCGATGTAGCGGGCAACGCTGTAGTCAATGGCTACTCCCAGGTTGACGGTCACTCTCAAGTGACATCTAACGCCCGCGTTACCGGGCACGCGATCGTGACCGGCACGGCAGTGCTCACTGGTCGTTGCATCGCCGGCAACAATGCGTTCATCAGTACAGGCACCCACTCCGGCTGCCAGAACCACATCCACCGCGCCGCCCACTTTGCGTTTGCAGGCCGCGTCAACGAGGAGTGGGAGGTCGACACCCTGGCTCGGGTCCTTGGCAAGAGCCGCCGCTGGCACGCCAGGGCGCAGGAGAACCGCAAGCTGCACCCGGCCATCAAGCTGATGTGGGAGACCTACGGTCGCCCTGTCGACTACCACCTGATGACGCTGCAGTGGCCGCATGTGAGCGAGGACGGTGAGCGTCTGGCCTACGTCCAGACCGAGTTGAAGGGCGAGCGCGCCCTCTATACCGTCACCACGCCTGGCAAGTACCTCACCCGTCACTGGCCCCATGCGCAGGACCATGTGATCCGCGCCATCGTCTACAAGGTGGCCAATAGTGATTGCATGACCGTCGTGAGGACGATGGATGAGATGCTGCACGCTGTCAAGGAGGGCCCCTGGTCCTGCATGCAGTGGGACGAGGACAGAGTGGAAACCAGGGGCGCTCACCCCTACGAGTGCTACGACCCCCAATATGGCTGGGCCATGGCCGTCCACAAAGAGGGCGGCGTGATCATCGGTCGGGCACTCGTGCTTGAGAACAACGACTACAAGTGCTTCGTCCGTGCCTACCTGGGTCGCAAGGGTGAGAGCGGCAACCAGAACAACGAGAAACTCAGTTCCTGGTTGGAAAAGCAGGGCTATGCGTACTACGACGACTGGCCCAGCGGCACCCAGTTGCGACGAGTTTCGGATTCCGATGGCGACACGATCTATCCCTACCTCGACGGCAGCAACGACAACGTTGATGTGTACCGCGAATACCTGAGCATTTGCTCATCGGGTGAGCGCCACTGCTGCAACACCGATGGCACGTCGGACGACGGCGAGGACCGCGCAGAGTGCGAGGACTGTGGCGACAGTTACGCCAGCGATGACATGAGCTACATGGGTCGTCGCCACGACCACCGTGTCTGCTCCTGCTGTGCCGATAGCTATGTCAGTGTGTTTGGCGCCAACGGCGATGAGTACATGGTTCACGAGGACCGCGCTGTCGAGGTCAACGGTGACATGTACGACGATCGCTACCTGGGCGAGAACGAGATCATCCAGCTGGAGGACGGCGACTACTGCAAGCAGGACGACGCCTTCTGCTGTGAGGTCAGCGGGTGCTGGTATCGCTGGGAGGAAGGCATCGAGGTCGAAGACACTTCGGGCCGCGTCCACAGTGACAACGCCTGGGAGTGTGCCGAATCAGGCAACTACTACTCGAATGACTGTGACGACCGCTTCAAAAACGAGGACGATGACTGGGTGCATAACGACTACGGTTGGCAGTGCACCGTGTCTGGCAACTGGTATGCCAACAGCGTCGAGAGCGTTGAGGTCGATGGTGAGCAGGTTCACCCCGACCACGTCCCCGAAACTGCTGAAACCTGAACGGAGATCAATCATGACCAATACTGAAGTTCTGATGCGTGCCCTGGGCACCAAGCGTGGTCACGGCTCCATGGGTGAGGCCAAGTTCGTGGCCTTCCTGGCGGGTCGCTTCGGCGCGTCGATGATCGACGCGGCGGGCAACCTCCACTTCAACCGCCGCACCGATCCGAGCCACCGTTCGCTCTTCATCGCCCACACCGACACCATCACGAGCGGCAAGGGCGAGGCCAACGCCATCAAGTTCGAGGGTGACTTCGTGATGGGCGACGGTGACACCTTGGGCGCTGACGACGCGGCCGGCATCGCCATCCTCGGCCACATGATGGACGCCGGCATCCCCGGTTACTACATCTTCAGTCGAGGTGAAGAATGCGGCGGTATCGGTGCCAACCACCTGGCCGACGAGCACAGGGAACTGCTTGCCGAGTTCGACCGCGCCATTGCCTTTGACCGCGCCGGCTATACCGATGTCATCACCCACCAGGCGGGCGGCCGGTGCGCCTCGGAGGCGTTCGCTGAGGCCCTGAGCACGGCGTTCAACGACCTGGGTCTGCTCTACATGCCCTGCGATGGCGGCGTCTACACCGACACGGCCGAGTTCACCCACATCATCCCGGAGTGCACCAACATCAGCGTGGGCTACACGGCCCAGCACGGCAAGCAGGAAAAGCAGGACCTCACCTACCTGCTCAACTTGATGGACGTCGCCCTCAAGATCGAGTGGGACAAGCTACCCACCGAACGCAAGCCTGAACCCGTGATCTCCAGGAGCACTCTGAGTCTGCTCAGTGGCTGGGACAACCGTGACCCCTGGAGTGACCCGGACGACACTGAGATCGACCAGTTGATGGATGCCTGGCCCCGCCCGGTTTCCCGACTTGATCACGAGATCGAGGACGCCGCCTGGCTGGCCTCTCAAGGCGAACCCAAGGCCCTGATGGATCTCCTGATCAAGGAGCACATCTCTCGCAAGCTCAGTGGCGACGAGTTCGACATCGCCGTTGCCAACATGCGCAGAACGGCATTCAGCCCCGAGGCCGTGGCCAATGGTTTTGCGTTCGTTGACGACTACGAGGGTGGTCTGGCCGAATTCCTCGACGTCGCCTGCCCCGACATTTTTTGACACTTTGGAAGTGTGGGAATACAGTCCCGCCCTACCCGGAGCCCCTATGACCAAAGAACAAATCAACATCCGACTGCCTGCGCCTCTGGCTGAGAAGCTGGAACAGGTAGCCCAAACCTCCGGGCTCAGCTATTCCGCTGTGGTGACGATCGCGTTGGAGCGTTACATCGCAGAGAAGGTGAAGAACTTCGTCGAGCTGTACGGCGCGGAGCTGGCGGCCTCCATGATGGCGAAGCCGCTACCGGAGCTGGCCCCGGCTCCGGTAGCAGCCCCGGCCCCGGCCCCAGCTCCGGCGCCGGTGGTTGCACCGGAGGTCCCGCCCGAGCCCGTGGCGGCCCCTGTGGCAGCCCCGGCGCCGGCGCCGGCACCCTCGCCTACCTCTGAGCCAGAGCCTGCAGTGGAGGCCAGCCTGGCGCCGAGCGCAACAGCCTGGCTTGCCAGCATCGTGGTCGATCGACGGATCAACCCGCAGAAGCCGCACTTTGAATTGAACTCGCTTTGCCACGCCCTTGGGATCGACGTGGCTCAAGCCCTTGAAGAACTCGCTGATCCCTCACTCACAGGAGATGCCTTTGTTGCACAAGAGCAGTTGGATGACGTCCTTCCCCTGTCGCACCAGCTCGTCAGGGTCAACCAGTTCAAACGGCAATTTGCCTCACACAAGTCATGACCTACACCAATCACACGCACCACAACCACATCAAGTGCTCCGAGCGTAGCCGCCGCCAGGTCAAGCCGCGCTATCTGCGTATCGCCAGGCTGCTCAAGGTTCGTGAGCAGGACAAGCTGCTCGACACCTGCCCCGGCCGCGATCGTGGCTGGACCCAGCAGGAACATCGTCAACATTCCTAGGACTCTCATGTTCAACCTCAATCTCTTCAGGTTCAAGCCTGTACCTCTTCACCAAGTTCTGTCTGATCAGCTGTACGAGGCCCGCCGTGAGCGTGCCGCGCACCTCGCATCGGCCGAGCACCACAAGGCCCTGGCCGAGATGTACTCCGCTCGCATCGAACGCTTGGAGATTGAGGTGCTTGCCAGCGCACCAGGTTCGGAGTCGTTCATCGATTCCGTCCTGGTGTCTCGGTGAGACAGAAAGCCAGGCCGGTGGCCCATCCGCCACCGGCCATGTGCCCAACACCGAAGTCCCTGGCCAAGCAGAACGTCGACTATGTCGTCGACAGCCTGAAGGCCGTGGACATCCCGTTTGCCTTCCTGGTCGTGATCCTGTGCCTGGTGGGCCTGTACCTCTCCATCGTGAAGCCTCGTAGACCCTGATGATCTGTTCGCACTGTGGCAAGGACGGCAAAGGCCTTGTTTCCGAGACACGCGCCCACCGGGGCAAGATTTACAGGCGTCGCTGCTGCGACTGTGGCAAGAGCTACATCACGGTGGAGTCGGCGCCCAAGGGTCAGAAGATGCCTGCCGAGGTCAACGGCGGCCCCGCTCGGGGTCAGCACATCAGGGACAGACGCATGAAACCCGAGGTCAAGTTCAAACACGCCAGCAATGACGTTTTCAAAGTATGGGAATGAAGATGAGTTTCAAGATGATGGACGACATGTCCGATCACGCTATCGCGGTGGCCCTCACCACATTGGTTGAGGGGTGTGAGTGCGCTGCGGTGCGTGCAGCAACTTCGGCAATCATGGGGTTCAAGGGCCACCAACACCAGGCAGAAATCGACCATACGATTGCTCGCCAAGCCTTCGCCGACTTCGCTATCAAGCTGTTCAACAACGGCTGCGATCTGCCTGCAAAGGACCCGATGCCGCTCGTGGAGCGCATCGACAAGCTGCGTTTCATCGCTCGCGTCCTGGAGTCCGACGCTCCACGTGAAGACCGTGACGCTGCCGCCAGGATGGCCCGCGAGCTGCGGGTCCGTGCCCACACCGAGGCGCAGTCTGTGCCCGTCCCGACCACCCACAACATGGCCACGATGATGATCAAGATCGGATCGATGTGGCTTGAACAGCACGCCAAACCCTCCAAGGAGACCGCATGACCCCCGCAATTCGCCTGCTTGAGCAGGCCTGTCGAGCGCTCGATCAGATGAGCAAGCCGATACCGAATGTGGTGAACCAACTGGGAGCTGACCAGAACAAGGCCGAGGCCGCGATGCTGCGTCGTGCGGTCGATGTGCTGAAGGATGGCGAGGAGCCCATGCAGCACCTGCGGTTCGTCGAGCGCTGGGTGAACCATCACGGTCAGCACTCGCGCATAACGCCGCAAGAGGTGCTGAGCATGATCCAGCACTACCCGCCCATCAAGGACATCACCAAGTCCTACGTGGACGGCAAGCTGCCGCCCGAGCCCGATCCCTGGGCAGCCCAGATCCAGACGGAGAAGGCCCTGCGCCGCCTGCTCTGCGTTCGTTCTGCCGAGGTACTACCGTACATGGATGACGGTGAGGCGCAGTGCAGCGCGATGGAGCCGGCCATCGACTTCATGCGTGATACGCCAGACCAGATCAATCGCAAGCTCATCGACCGTGGTCTGACGAAGTTGGGGGCGGCTGTTGAACAGCGCGACTCACTGCTGCAACTGGCCCTCGATGCGGTCCAAGCCAATCACAAGTGGCACCAGGATTACGACGACATCGGCGAGTACCCCGGCAGCGAGCTGGAGTCGAGCAACCTCGCAGCCATCAAAAGCCTGCAGGGCGCGTTGGCTTTCGGCGTCAGCAAGGAGGCCACACGATGAACACACTTCAGGACGATCTGGTGCAGGTGCTGCGTGAGTGCATCCACCACGCCGGTGCCGGTGTGCGCTGGGGCACAACCTACCTGCCGCCCGAAGTGCGTGAGCGTGCTGACATCGCCCTCACGCAGTACGAGGCTGAGAAAAAGCTGCAGCCCCTGGCCGTGCCGCACCCCGGCAGCCCGGAAGCTAGCGCCGCCATCGACGCCGTACTTGCAACCTACAACTGGCCCAGCAACCCCAAAAATGCGGCGCGTGCGGGTTATATGGCATGCGTGAAGCTGCTCAAGGTAAAGCCGGAGCAGCCCCGAGTCGTTCAATCCCCAGCAGAAGGGGATAGCGCGGAAGCGCAGCTCGTAGCACTTATGCAGGGATTGCAAATCGGCATGGGGATGAGGTCGCAGCCTGCCGTCGCATTCGGCGCCCTCGGACGCCTTATCGCGGAGCAAGCCGCCGAAGCCAATGTGCAGCCCAAGGGGACGGAGGATTGGCACGTTGCATATCGCGTGTTTGCAACCAAAGAGCCCCGGCGCAACTACATCGTCAACGACAGGCTGACCGAAGCCGAACGGCGGGCGGTGGAGGCTTCGGGCGACCGTATTGAACTGCTTTACCCGCCCGCCACCCAAGCCCCCGCGCCTGGGGCTGCGAAGTTGGAAGACTTCTGCGGCGTCATGCAGGAGGTCCGCGAGGCCGAAACGGCGCGCGGCACCAAGCACCGGATCGCCAAGTGGACATGCCCGAACTGCGGCAAGGTGTGCTCCACGCTGGAGCTGGATGGCGAGTGGTGCCACGGTGACGGGCTGTGCATCTCGTTCGTCAACGGAGAGCGCATCGTCCGCTGCACATCCTGCTGGCTCGACGCGCAAGCAGCTCCATCCCCCGCAGTAGTGGATGGGGCACTGACGAAGCTGATGGCCCACCACGCGGCGCTGCTGGAGCACAACTCCTACGCCTACTTTGAGCTGGCCTACACCCGCAGCACTGGCTGGATGGCCTGGATCACGGACAAGCCGGCCAAGGGCGAGCCCGGCACGGCCGAATACGCACGCAGCCGCAAGGTAATCGCTCGCGGCCAGGGTGACACGCCCGAAGAAGCGGCGGCCGATGCGCTGGCCGCCATGGGCGAATCCGATGTGCCGGTACAAGGTACGGGAGGCGAGCATGCGTGACGCCAACGCCCACGAACTTGACCAGCCAGCAGAGCGACCGGCGCGCTCGCTGATCGTTGACGACCACCCACGACGAACGCTTGCCGGGCTTGTCGGGATGATGGTTGCCGCTGGCGTGCCGATAGAAGCCCTGCCAGACCTGTCGCCAAGGAAGCCGCCGCGCCCCTTCACGCATGCCGACGAGGAGCGCCAACAGAAGGCCGAGGCCAAGCGCCAACGCAAGGCCGCCAAGCGGCTGAAGCTCGCTAATCCCATGTGCTCACAGGAGGTATCGCCGTGAGCATCGGAGCAATCAGCCCAGGCCGGCATCTGACAAGGGGCGGGAAGGAGGTCTACCTCGCGTGCCGATGCGGCGTGAATCCGGACGGCTCCAAGAACGAATTCCCGTGGTGGGTGGAGGACGGCAAACGCGGGTGGTCTGTCAATGACATGGGCAAGCACCTGAAGTCCGGTACGAGCGAGTTCGACATTGTTTCTCGCGTTGTCGCCAATCCCATCAATGCCGGTCGCACATAGGAATGACATGAACCCGACCAACGGAGATGCCCGATGAACAGCCCCATCAAGAGCGGCGACGAATGCGTCGTCATCGCTGGCCTCGGCCAGCACAAGAGCCCGAACCTTGGCCTCAAGGTCAAGGTGACGACGCTGCGTGGCGAGCACAGCCGGTTCGGCCGTGTCTGGCGCTGCGAGGGTGCAGGCGTGAAGCAGCTGGCCGACAACGGCGACTACGCGGAGCTGGGCTGGGCCGACTTCCCGGCCGTCTGGCTGCAGAAGATCCCACCCGTCACGACCAAGACGGAGGAGAACAAACATGTCGAGGTGCCCACGTCAACCTAGAACCGGCTGGCCGCCCGGCATGCTGCAAGACGACAGCAAGCAGCTCAGTGCCTGGCTGGCCTCCAAACCCGATGCGATGCAGCTCGCCAGACAGGCAGCTGATCGCATCCAAACCCAACATACAACTGAAAGTCAATCATGGATGAACTCAAAGAAATCGCCCACCTAATCGGCAGCTTGCCCACCCTCGCGGTCTGGGTGCTTGTCGGTTTCTGGTGCTACAAGGTCGTCGTAATCGGATCGATCTACGGCGTCATCAAGCTGGCCATCGATCGCCTGCACAGCTGGAAGACGTCGCCCCAGGCCAGGGAGTGGCGCATCGGCACCGCCACGATTGACGAGGGCGTCGCCCATGCCCTCTCGGTCCAGATCAGCCGGATCGCATCCACCAATTACATCCACATGTCTGACATCGGCAGGTTGCGTCAGGCACTCGACATCGTCCTCAAGGAGAAGCAGTGAACTACGAAGTTATCAACGGCGCCCGCCTGCCGATCAAGGCGTGGACTCGTGGTGTCCAGGTCGAGGACGCCGCCCGTGACCAATTGTTGAACCTGGCCGGCATGCCGTTCATCCACAAGCACGTGGCCGCCATGCCCGATGTCCACTGGGGCATGGGCGCTACGGTCGGCAGTGTGATTGCCACCAAGGGCGCGGTGATTCCCGCCGCCGTGGGCGTGGACATCGGCTGCGGCATGATGGCCGTGCGCACCACGCTGACGGCGGCCCAGCTGCCCGACAACCTGGCCGCGCTGCGCACCGAGATCGAGGCCCGCATCCCGCACGGCCGCACCGACAACGGCGGCAACAACGACCGTGGTGCGTACCACTCGATTCGATCCACCGGCATCAACATGTTCACCGACCTGGCCGCACCAGGGCTCGCCCGCATCACCCAGAAGTACCCGGCCCTGTCGAAGGCTGCCGAGCGTGCCGACCGCCACTTCGGCACGCTCGGCACGGGCAACCACTTCATCGAACTGTGTCTCGACGAGGACCAGAGGGTGTGGGTGATGCTGCACTCGGGCTCGCGTGGCATCGGCAACGCCATTGGCACGCTGTTCATCAACCTGGCCAAGAAGGACATGCAGCGTTGGTTCATCAACCTGCCGGATGCTGACCTGGCCTACATCCCCGAGGGCTCCACTCTCTTCGATGATTACATCGAGGCCGTGCAGTGGGCTCAGAACTACGCCGCACTCAACCGCCGCGCCATGATGGAGGACGTGCTCGCCGCGTTGGCCGTGTGTGGTCTCCCCTATTTCACGGTGGACGCTTCCGCAATCAACTGCCACCACAACTACGTGACGCGTGAGCGCCACTTCGGTGAGGACGTGCTGTTGACCCGCAAGGGCGCGGTGGACGCCAGCGAAGGCAAGCTTGGCATCATCCCCGGGTCGATGGGCGCCAAGTCGTTCATCGTGCGTGGCAAGGGCAACCGCGAGTCGTTCTGCAGCTGCTCCCACGGCGCGGGCCGCAAGATGTCCCGCGCTGAGGCCAAGCGCCAGTTCACCATTGACGACCACATGCTTGCTACGGCCGGCGTCGAGTGTCGCAAGGACGCTGAGGTGATCGACGAGACGCCGGCCGCCTACAAGGACATCGACGCGGTGATGGCAGCTCAGTCCGACCTGGTCGAGATTGTCCACACCCTGAAGCAGGTGCTGTGCGTGAAGGGCTGACCATGAAACTCAGATTCATCGCCGTCTACGACACGGCCACGCCACCTGACCCCGCCACCTGGGCGGGGTCGGCCGAGGTTGACGTGCCCAACCTAGGCGTCGTCAAGATGACCATCCCGATCTCGTTCGACCTGTTCAAGCAGATCGAAACCGAGGTCACAACGGCTGTCCGCTACAAGCTGGGGCAGCTGCAGGAGCCACCATGCCCACCTACCTGAGATCCTCTGACGGAGCTGTGTTCGCTAGCGACTACCCGCAGTACCACCCGGGCTGCGAGAAGATCACGAAGAAGGAGTACGAGCAGGTAGCCAAGGCCCGTGCCCTGGCTGCGCTGCAGAAGCTCATCAAGCCGGGCGGCACGGTCTACACCGTGCTGCGCCACTGCAGCAGCAGCGGCATGTCCAGGCGCATCAGCGCCTTCGTGATGCACAAGGGCGTCCCCCTGTGCATCGACAGCTTGATCGAGGACCTGACGCACTTCAAGCGTCACTCCAGCATGGCGGGCCTCGTCGTTCACGGTGCCGGCATGGATATGGGCTTTCACATCGTCTACACCTTGGGCGCCGTGATGTGGCCCAAAGGCACCAGGCGTCCGCACGGCACTCGCAACGGTGAGCCTGACCGCGACGGCGGCTATGCCTTGAAGCAACAGTGGCTTTGACACTTTCGTAAATAGCGCTACCATCCCGCCCTCACAGGCACAACACAGAAGGAACTTAGACGTGAAACTCACGAACTACATGCGTCAGGCGTTCATCAACGCGATCATCCAGGACGTCCCCCAGGTCGACTACGACAGCCAGCTCCGCAAGCTGATCCACGACGAGGCTGTCGCCCTCCTGCCGCCCAAGGTGCAGGCGTTGATGAAGGACCCCGTGTGTGCGCCCTACCTGAACTACGCCTACTGGACCAGCAAGGGCGTGCACCAAGCCCAGCACATCCCGAGCCCGCGCTTCGATAGCGTCAAGTTCGGCACCGAGGCGTCCATCCGCATCGCCGAGATGATCAAGGTCCGCGATGACCAGGCGCTGCTGATGAAGAGTCTGCGCGACAAGGTACACGCAGTGGCCTACAGCGTCAGCACCCGCAAGGCCTTGGCTGCCGCGCTACCCGAGTTCGAGAAGTACCTGCCCGCCGACGAGGCCAAGGCGATCCGCGCCCTGCCCGTCGTTGCCAACGTGGTGGCCGATCTCGTGAAGGCCGGCTGGCCCAAGGGCCAGGCAAAGGCAGCCCCCTCGCCGGCTGAAAAGCCCAAGAGTGTCAAACCTGCACGAAAGGCAGTCACAGCATGAGCACCGTGCGCCAACACCTCTCGCTGCTGATCAGTGTCACCGCCGCGTTGATGGCGCTGCTGGCCCTGATCGGCTTCTGGCGCTACGCCGCCGACATGGGCAATGCGATGGACCAGCAGCGTGAGCAGTCCTACCTCGCCTGCCTCAAATCCAACCGCGAGATCGCCGACATGGCGATCACGTCTGGCAAGGACCGCCTGGTGTCGCTCCCCACCTGCTACCGCCGCTGACCATGAACTACGACATCAACACCGAGCAGGGCATGGCCAACGCCATTGCCTGGACGAACGGTCTGCTCAGCAAGGTCAGGCAGGGCGGCACCTGGTTCGTCCCCCGCAGCTCCACGGCCTACGTTGTGGACCACGCTGCCAAAACCATCACCACCAACTACGGAGCCGAAGCCTGCATCGTCAAGGTGCTTGAAGCAGGCGGCTGGACCGTCAACTTGAAAGCCCCCCAATGAGCCGCTGCCAACATCAAGACGTCACCGATTTCATGGTCGCCTGCGACCAGAGCGTCGACCACCTCAACATCCGCCAACTGGCCCTCTACACCGGCCTCCAGCTCGAAGAGCTGGGCGAGAAGATGGAAGCCATCCTCGGTGATCGCGCCGAGCTGGTCGTGCAGCTGAAGAAGGCCAGCGCCGACTTCAAGCGTGGTGAGCACGACGTGCACATTGCCCTGGCCGATCGCGTCGAGCTGCTCGACGCCGACCTGGACCTGACCTGGGTCTCGCTGGGCTCTGCGAACAGCACCGGCGCCTGCGTCAACACCGCCTGGAACGCGATTGACGACTCGAACATGGCCAAGGTCGACCCCACCACCGGCAAGGCCCTGCGCGACGCCAACGGGAAGATCCAGAAGCCGGCCGGCTGGGCGCCGCCCAACCTGGCCCCCGCCTTCCGTTAAACCACCCGGGCGCTGTGCGCCCGCTTTCACAGGAGAGTCACATGGTCCAAGCCGCCATCACCAGCACCAACATCTCGTCGGCAAGCTGGGAAAACAACACCCTCACCTTGACATTCCATAACGGGGGTGTCTACGTCTATGAAGATGTGCCCGAGCGCGTCTACAACGAGCTGGTCGCAGCAGAGAGTGCAGGCAAGTATTTCCACGCCTACATCAAACGCATGTTCGCATACCGCAAGGTTGAAGAGCCCTCTGTGATCCCCGCCTAGAGCCAACACCTCGGGTACAACGTAATTTCCTACGTATACCCGACATATGCAGGCTCCCCACTAAGGGGGGGACAGCCCCCAGACTTCTGGGGCTATAGTCGGCGGCCCCTCCCCCAGTACTAGGGATAGACCCAGGCGAAAGTTTCGGCTGACGCGCGCCTCGGGGACCTCAAACAAGCGAGAACAAGAAATGTTAAAGCCGTATGTCTATTCGCCGATGCCTGCATCGGCTTACGTCCTCCATGGGCTCCACACGTGCGAAGCCAGGTCGCTGATGGAGCAGGACCCCACCGGCGCAGCATGGAATCTGCACTGGTTGACGAACCCCACCGTAGACCAGATCCCTGGCTCAGGTGCTTCCTGGTGGAAGCACTACAAGCTGATCGATGGCCAGGCGACCGCCTGCCTCCTGGATGCGCTGGGGGATGAGGTGCTGGGCCGCAAGCTCCTGATGCACCCTCTGTCGTTTGCTGCCTGGTTTGAACGCGAGGACCACAGCATCTACGACCTCTACACGCTGCTCGGCCCCACGTGGGTGGACACGGTGATGATCCGTGCCCACGATGCCGCACGCCGGCTCACCGCCGAGACGCCGGCCATCACCAGGGCCGGCAACGTCTACCACCTCGTCTTCGGGAAAAAGGCTGCATGACTCCATACGATGTCGTCGCGGCCAGGTATGCGATGCCACCCCACATCAACCGGGAGCAGTTCCAGGTTGATGTGGTCAATGCTTTGGCCCCCCTCAACGAGGAAGGCTTCTGGCTTGACATGGGGACCGGCAAGACGCTCTGCGCCACCTTCGCCGCCCTCTTCCACCGCATCACGTGGGGTGCAACCTGCGTGGTCATCATGCCCCCCATCCTGATCCGTCAGTGGGGCATCTGGTTGAGGTCCATCACTCCTACCCCCAGCGTCGTCGAGTACCGTGGCACTCCGAAGGAACGCAGCAAGCTCCAGTTAGGGGCTGACTTCGTTTTGGTCGGTATCCAGATTTTCAAGCTGGACTTCGATCGTTTCACGTCTTTCTATCAGGACAGAAATGTCATTGTTGTAAATGACGAAGCCACGATGCTGTCAAACGTGGGGAGCGACAACCACGACAAGGTCTACGAGTTCTGCACGGGGCGCCCCCGGCTGCTGCTGACCGGCACGCCGGCCAACAAGCCGACCGACGCCTACGGCCTCATGAAGTTCACTGCGCCAGGTCTGTACCGTAACCTGAAGCACTTCGAGTCCCTGCACGTCAAGGAGCGCGACTTCTTCGGCAACCCCAGCGAGTACCAGAACCTGGACATCCTTCACCAGAACCTGCTGACCAACTCGGTGCGGGTGCTGTACGAGGACGCCTACAAGGACATTCAGGAACCGCAATTCGTGCCGGTGGAGTACGACCTTGACCCAGCCCACCTGAAGCTGTATCGCAAGCTGGCCGAAGAGGAAATGCTGAAGCTGCCTGACGGCGGCAAGATCGACGCGACGTCGAGCAACAAGCTGATCCACGCTCTGGGCCAGATCGCCATGAACTGGGGCCACTTCAGCGGCAATCCCAGGGACCTGGCGGCCGGTATCAAGCTGGTGCAGCAGTCGCTCGACGAGCTGGGCGACGGCAAGCTGATGGTGTTCGCCAACTACCGCATGACCGTGGCGCTGCTCGTCGCAGCGTTCGCCAAGTACGGCGCGGTGGGCATCAACTCCGAGGTGAACGACAGGCAGAAGGCGCTGAACCTGGAGTCCTTTATCAGCGACCCAAATTGCAGGCTCATCGTCGTGCAGTTCAAGTCGGGTGGGATGGGCTTGGACGGGATGCAGCACGTCTGCAACCACATGGTCTGGGTCGAGCCCTGCCAGCAGCCACGCGACTTCCACCAGGGCGTCGCCCGCCTCAAGCGCAAGGGCCAGAAAAAGCGTGTCGTCGTCAAGCTCGCCATTGCGGCGGGCACCCTGCAGATCCGTGGCTTTCACAGTCTGCTGGCAAATGACAGTGTCGTAAATCAGGTAGTCAGGAACGCCACTGACCTCCGCAAAGTGATCTTCGGGGAGAGCTGATGGCCCGACCCACGAAGCAGCTGGTGGAGCGCATGTTCACTGACACCGGCGCCAACGTACAGCTGGTGCGCCAGCATCTGGACCTGGGCAACAAGGAGGTTGAAGCAGCCTGGGCCGAATTGGAGACTCTCATCGCGGTCGCACTCCGCATCATGGAGAAGACCAACCCGTCAAAGATCGACTCCGTAGTCCGAACGGTGGCGATCTCGGCAGCCATGAGCGGCAAGCCTTTCATGGACTGACATTTTTGCAGGTTGGGAATTCAGCAATACAATCGCCACCCTCACACCCCGGTGGCCGCCACACAAGGAAAACTCTAAATGCAAGACACCGATTTCCTCACTGTTGAGGCGCACTACGAGGCTCTGGTATCGAATCTGGAGCCGTCGAAACTCACCATCTACAGTGAGACAGTGCACGCAAAAGTGGAGACAGCGCATTCTGGACGTGCGTTCATCCTCTATAAGATGCAGGGCGAAAAGCCCATCGTCATTGATCGACTCGTCGTTGAGGATCTTCAATGCCATTGTGACGAAGGCCTGTCGGCCATGTTCACATCCACCCTGAGCGGTAGCCGCATGGTCGTCGGCTATACGCCGGTGCAGCTCGAAAACTGCCCGGTCTTCATCTTCATCCCGCTCCACGCCAAGATTCGCTGGGCGTCACGCGACCCCCGCACCGGGGGTTCGCTTGCGTTCCCGCTTGTGATCCGCACTGCCAACCACTACGGACAACGTCGCAATCGCTCGATCATGTTTGAGCCTGAGACCGCGTTCCTGAAGGAGTTCCACCCCCGCAACGCTGGCTGAAGGAGAAGGTCATGTACTTCTTCTACCAGCGTGAGGGCGGTGAAGACACCTGGCTGATGGCGATGTCGCCTGACCGCGACCGCGTCGTCAACAGCGTCAAGCCGCGCTACGTCTCGGTGCTGGACCTGTCAGGCGTGCCTGACGACAACGACTGGTCCAAGGTTCGCTACTCCGGCCCGCTGTACTTCGACTTCGACGCTGAAGGCGACCTTGAGTTTGCTTGCGAGCAGTTCAAGACCTTTCTCGGCAAGCTGACGGTAGAGCTTGACTTCGATGTGTCCCAAGCCAGGCTGTACGCCTCTGGCAGCAAGGGGTTCCACATCGAGATCCCGGTCGAGTGCTTCATGCCCAAGGTGCCCTCCAACGGCACGCCGTGGCTCCCGTACATCTACCGCGAGGTGGCGCAAAGCCTCATCGTGGATTCGATGGACATGCGGGTCTACACCGGCAAGCGTGGCCGCATGTGGCGCACCCCCAATGTGCAGCGTGAGAACGGTCGCTACAAGGTCAGCCTGCCCCTGAGCGACGCCCTCGACATCACTCCTGAGCTGTACCAGGAGCTGGTGTCGGAGCCACGCCTGGTCGAAGAGCCGACACCTCCGTCGTGCAACCCGAAGCTGGCGATGCTCTTCGAGCGCTCCAGGGAGAAGATGCTGGTCCACATGCGAGGCAAGAAGCGCCGCATGGACAAGGCCAACGAGATCCTGGACCCGTGGAAGAAGGCCAAGCAGCACCCGCCCACCATCGAGATGCTGATGCGTGGCGAGAATGTCCGCGAGGGCGCCGGCTTCCAGGCGCTCTCGATGCAGCTCGCCATCTACGCCACCAGCGTCGGCATGACGCTCGACCTGTTCCTGACTTCGTGCCAGGGGTTGATCGACAACCATGTCAGCGATGGCAAGCGCTACAACACCGAACGCAAGCGCCGCGAGGAGCTTGCTCGGATGTGGCGCTACATGGACGAGAACACGCTGTACGAGTTCGACGTCGGGCCGATGGCCGGGCTCGTGGCCAAGGGCGTCGCCACACCCGACCTGGGGGTGTTGGACCGGGTGGACCACGGCGACGAGCCGCCGCCCGAGACGGTCAGCCAGACGGACGTGGAAGACGGCGACGCGCCGGCCGAGCCCGTCGTGGCCATGGTCGACCCGCACTCCCGCATGCGGCGTGGCTTCTTCATGAACGCCGAGGGCATGTTCCGCGTCAACGGCGACACCACCGAGTCGATCTGCCGGGCCACCCTGCGCAACGTGATCGCGTTCCACAACGTGATCACCGACGAGTTCAGGGGCTACGAGTTCGACATCGTGTCCCGGGGGCGCAAGCTGGGGCGGGCCACGATCACGGCCCAAGCCTTCACCTCGGCCGGCAAGCTCAAGGAGTTCTTCGCCAACCGCCAACTGACCTTCCAAGGAACAGACAGCGACGCCATGTCGCTACTGGACATCATGCAAGAAAAAGCAGCACGAGGCGGGAAGGTCTACACCTACCCGCGTGAAGGGTTCTTCGTCATCGATCACCCGGAGTGTCCCGACGAGCGTCAGCCGGTGAAGGTCTACCTGACCAAAACCGAGTTCATGTCGTCCCTCTCCGAGACCGATGCGAAATTCAACCTGTGCTATCGGCCTGAGACGGCACTCAGCGCCTACAACATCGACATCCACAAGGCCCCCAAACTTGATGAGTCGATGGAGACGCCGCTGCGTGATCTGTTCCGGTTCAATCGCCCTGACCATGTGGCTGACATCCTGGGGTGGATGGTCGCTGCCCACTACCGCAGCCTGTACCTGTACCTGTTCAAGCAGTTCCCGGTTTTGCAGGTGTACGGCACGGCAGGCTCTGGCAAGACCAAGACGGTGGAGGCCCTGACCGCGCTGCACTGGTTCATGAACAAGCCACCCATGCAGTCGGCCACGTCGATGAGCTACTTCGCGCTGGAGATCGCAGCATCCACCTCGACCTCGGCGCCGTTCCTCATCGACGAGGTCAAGCCCCGTGAGCTGCGCACGTTCAAGGGCAAGCTGGAGAAGTTCAAGGACATCATCAAGGCCAGCTACACCGGGGGCGTGATCCGCGAGGGCGGCACCATCAACAAGGGTGCTGACACGCAGCTCTCGATCGTCCGTCACGAGGCCACAGCACCTGTGGCGTTCATGGCGGAAGCCATCGAGATGGAGACCGCGATCTACGAGCGCTGCGTGACGGTCGGCTTGTCACCTGACCGCATCACGGAAGACCCCAGGCGGGCCGAGGCATACCACCGATTGCGCAAGTGCCCTGAGGTGCTCAGTGCCTTGGGCCGCGAGCTGGTCGAGTGTGGCTTCGGTATCGACCTGGAGATGATGCGCAACGAGGTCGAGACGATCCAGGAGGAAGTGCTGGCACGGGTGCCCCCCAACACCAAGTTGCCGGCCGCCCGGCTCGTGTTCAACCGCTCGGTCATCATCCACGCCCTGCGCACGCTGAAGAGGGTCATGCAGCGCACGTTCGGTGATGCCTTCAACGGCGACATCGACAGGCTGCTGAACTACAAGGCATCGCACAGCACGCAGGACGACCTGGTCGAGAGCCTGCAGGGTATGGCCGAAATCTCCAAGGTCATGGCCGAGGTGGCGTCGCTGACGCACGACCGCGACACGCCGTATGAACTGGTGGTTGACCGCGATTACGTCATGGGCGACGGTTGGGTTGAGCTGCGCATCCAGCGCGCCTATGACCAGTACCGCCGCAAGTGCGTGACGCACAACATGACACCGCTCTTCGACACTCAGGGAGCGTTCATTGTGGCCTTGACCAACTACGGTTGCGTGGTTGATCGGGTCTGCTCGAACTCAGCACTTCGGGCCGACAACCTGGGGGATCGGATCATGAGGTTCGATACCGGCCGGCTGCAGCGTGAGGGCGTGGCTGCCTTCCGTCAGTAGCTATTGACACTTTTGTAAATCAGGACGACACTCGCGTCCCACGGTGTCCTCTTGTTGTTTGAGTGGGACGACGTTGAGTAATGACCTTAGCTCTATCTTTGACATTCTTTTAACTTAGGAAACATCATGGCACTCCGCAAGCCCGCAGACACCGCCGCAGACACCGCTACCCAAGCCGGTGCCTTTGAGACCGACGACACCGAAACCACCGCGACCACGACGGCGTCCCCCGCTGCCGAGACGGTGGCCGCTACCCCCACCGCCAAGGTGGAAGGCACCACTGCCGTGGTCCAGAAGGCCAACTCCGCGTTGGGCCTCTTCTCCGGTGGCGGCACGCTCCTGAAGAGCCTGCAAAACCAGATCGCCCAGTCCGACTTGGAATCGATGAGCATTGGCACCTTCCCCCGTATCACGGTGGGTCTGGACGGCTTCTCCATCGACCAGGACAAGGACTTGGGCAAGGTCGTCAAGATCGAAGTTCTGTCCTGGAACTACGTCTGGCTGGCCGTGACTGGTGAGCAGAACAACAAGGAAGCCGACAAGCTGATCCGTACCAGCTACGACGGCAAGTCGATCAAGAACGGCGGCGGCGACCTGGCTGCCTACCTGCAGCACCTCAAGAACGAAGGCTATGCCAAGGCCGACGTGAAGCAGTACATCGAGGTGTATGCCCAGCTCCTGTGGTCGGAAGACAAGGGCGATGTGGACCCCGACGCCCAGCAGATCCACCAACTGTCGCTGGCTCCCACCAGCGCAGCGCAGTGGGGTCGTTACCTGCTGGAAAGCGGCGTCCGCAAGGCGCGTGGCATCCCCGACAGCAATGTCGTGTTCGCCAAGCAAGAGAAGAAGGTCAACGGCTCCACCAAGTGGGGTGTGGCCACCTTCTCCCCGAAGAACCCGACCGCAGCCTAAATCTGCTGCCGCCGCTCCCGCGATCCTGCGGCGGTAGTAGATCGGTGCGGTGGCCCGCCGCAATACAAAACGGGCACCTTCAGCAAGGTGGTTTGACCTGACCCACTTGCTGAGGGTGTTCAAAGAGACACCCCACAACCACCACCACAGCACATGTCCCAACTCGACGCCTACATCTTCGATACCGAGACGGCCAGCCTCCAGGGCGGCGTCTGCGACATCGGCATTCTCCAGATCGATGAGAACCTGGAAGTCATCGGTGAACTGGAAAGCCTGATCAACCCCGAGCGCCTCATCAGCCCCTCGGCCATGGGCATCCACCACATCACCGACGAGATGGTGGCCGACAAGCCCACCCTCAAGCAGTTCATGGAGGCCAACGACCTCCCATTCGATCGCCGCGATCTGATCGTTGCCGGCCACAACGTGCCCTTCGACTGCCGCATGATCGAGCCCTACCTGCCCGATACCTACCGCACGATCGACACCCTCAAGCTGGCCCGCATCCTGTGGCCGCTTGCAGAGGATCACAAGCTGCAGACCCTGCGCTACACCTACAGACTTGAGGCTGGCCCGGCTCACCGCGCCATGGGTGACGTGATCACCTGCCTCAGCTTGATGCGCATGGTCGCCAACGAGCGTGGCATTGGTCTGCAAGGTCTTCTCGACCTGTGCCGCCAACCTGTCTCGCTCGACTCCAAGTTGCCGTTTGGCAAGCACAAGGGTACGTCGCTGCGTGACCTTCCAGGGAGCTACGTCAAGTGGCTGCTTGAAAAGGCCGACAGCCTCGACCCTGATCTCCGAGAAGCTCTTCTCACCCGTTCCTAACCCAACCACAGAGGTTCACCATGGTTCAAGCAGTCACCAAGTACGTCACCAGCGACAACAAGCGTTTCGACACGCAATCGGAAGCCGAGGCCCACGAGTACTTCCTGAAGAACTCGGCAAAGCTGGACAAGTTCCTGGCTGACTCCGGTCTGGTCAAGGCCAACGCCACCAAGGCCATCAACAACATCTGCGCCTACCTGGCGTGGGTGGAGAAGCAGCCGGCCGCTGCTGAAGCTGCCTGATCGGTAGCTCATCTGTGAGACAGCCCCACCAGGGGCTGTTTTTACGACATGACCCAACCCACCATATTCACTGACTTCGCCCTGCTCACTCAGCGCGATCTGATTGAGTCGGCGGGGTCCATTACCGTCACCTACGAGCCGCACGACAGCATCGCTGGATGCCCGCTCTTCGTCGACAACATCACCTGGCGCGGCCAGACCCTGCAGGGGCTTCCTGCCCTGGCCTATCGCCGCGACAGCTTCACTGTCGGTGAGTTCCGCCACCTGTGGGACATGGTCGCCCAGGGCAGCGCCCAGGACTTCAGGGCTGCAGCAAAGCTGGCGATGCCTCATGTCCCCTTCGGGCACGAGATCGAAATCCAGTTCCTGGTCATCGCCTCCATGCACTTCGGAGAGCTTGACACCACCCAGCGCTACATCAAGCTGCGACTGGGCCGCGACGAGTTCGGCGTCACCCGCTCGGCGGTGCTGAATGGTCGCCAGGTCATACGCCGGCGCATGAAGTTCCTGCCGGCGCTGGCGGGGCTCTGCAAGCCGCTGGCGGTCGTGCGCGACGCCAAGCTCGGCGCCCTGCGTCGCTACCTCACCGGGCTCTACCCCGACCAGGCTGCGGCGATTGCGCTCATCCTGGGGGCTGCGGCGTCGGCCGGGGCGTCGCCCAAGATCACGGAGCTGTTCGACCTGGTGCCCTACACCACCTTGGACCTCGCCGGCCCCAGCGACTGGGAGCGCGCAGAGCACCTGATCATGCGCTCCAAGAACTTCCCGACCCAGCCGCTCAAGAACCTGCTTGACCCGCACTTCCAGCCCGGTCGCGCACCCGTCTGGCTGGTCAAGCCACGCCGTGTCGTCTACGACAGCGCCGCCCGTGAGCTGGCCATCAAGAACCTCCGTTCGCTCCAAGCCACGCGGTCTCAGGAGACTAAAACCGATGGTGTCCATCAACTCATTGAACTCAATGAAGCACTCAGGAACTGACCTATGTCGATGAACCCGGTCGCTGCTACCAAGCCGACAAACCCCAAAGACGCTGCCGCTGTCACGCGGGTGCCGCTCTGGCTCTGCTCTCCCATTGCCAAGGCGCATTGGGCGCTGGCTCAGTTCGCCGGCCTCGTCAAGTACGGTGCCTGGAACTGGCGTAGCGCCGGTGTGCGCAGCTCCATCTACCTGTCGGCCATGCAGCGCCACATGGACAAGTACATGAGCGGGGAGGAGCTGGACGATGTCGACGAGACGCACCACCTTGCCAACATCATGGCGTGCTGCGCCATCCTGCTGGACGCCAAGGCAGCCGGCAAGCTGATTGATGATCGCCCCCCCGTCGTTGGGCTAGCGGACACCTATGCGTTCGTCCTGAGCAAGATGGAGAGGATCAAGGCGCAGTACGCACACCTCGATGCCCCTCGCCACTTCACCATCGCAGACACGCAAGAAATCGCAGATCAGGCCGCCAAATGACAGATACAAACAAAGAGCAACCAGACAAGACGGCCGACGTCTCCGATCTCGCTACCGACATCGAGATGGCCTTCACCCGCAGGGCTATCGAGCAGACCCAGGCGGCGTGCAAGCAGGCGCAGACACCCAACGCCAAGGGTGAGTACCTCGTCACCGAGTGCGTCGAGTGCGACGAGGAGATACCGCTGGCCCGCCTGCGGATTGCCATGAAGAACACCCGCTGCACGGACTGTGCGGCAGCAATGGAACGCCTGAGTCGGCGTTGAACACAAGGACCGATATGAAGCGCGCAATCATTGACCTCTCCAGCGTTGTCTGGACATGCCTCCTGGCCGGCAAGGACAAGGAGTTTGGCAAGACCTACCAGGACGACAAGGGCAAGGACGTCCTCGTCAATTCGGCGGGCTTCGGCTACGAGAACGCAGTCAACCACCTGATCGGTGTCATGGACGATCTGCGCATCACGCCACGCCAGATGATCTTCGTAATGGAAGGCATGAACTCGAAGCAGGGCCGCCAGTACCTGATCCCTGAATACAAAGCCAGCCGTGACCGCCTGCCCCAGCAGTACGAGCAGTTCAACCTGTGTAAGGAGCAACTGCTGAGTGCGTTCCTGGGTCTCGGCGCACAGTGCGCCTGGCAGGACAACGGCGTCGAGGCCGACGACGTGATCGGCTACCTGGCGCTGTACCTGAAGGGCGAACGCTGGATTGTGTCTGGCGACAAGGACCTGGCCCAGCTGGTGGGCGGCGACATCCACCACTACCGCTCCGGCCAGCTCGACAAGAACCCGCTCGGCGACTTCGCCCATCGCCTGATCCCCGTCTACATCGCCCTGGTGGGTGACGGCACCGACAAGATCCCCGGCGCCAAAGGCTTTGGCGACGGCGCCTGGCTGAAGATGCAGGCGGCCTTCGGTGACGACGGCTTGGAGATGATGGAGGAGCTGATCCTCAAGAAGCAGCTGCACAAGCTCAGCGAGGATGTCGGCGAGCTGAAGGAGCTGCAGCGCATCATCGACGGCGCCGAGATGGTCTACACCAGCTACGAGTGCGGCCGGTTGTGGGTCGAGAAGATCAACACCGTGCGTCGCTCGCTGCAGTGGCGCGTGGGCATGGTGAAGCCTCGCTCACAGTGCGAGGACGAGCGTCTGCGCAAGCACGGCGGCCTCGTCAAGCTCATCACGCCGACGAACTACGCTGCGGCGCTGGAGTGGGCACGCGACCTCATCATGAAGTCGCCCGAGGTCACGCTCGACGTCGAAACCTCGACCCCGCCCGAGTCCGATGAGTGGCTGGAAGCCCAGGACAAAGAGGACAAGGTGGTGGACGTCTTTGGCTCCGAGCTGACGTCGCTGCAGATGACCTTCGGGCCGAACATGCAGTACACCGTCTACCTCCCGGTCGACAACATCGAGGAGGCTGACGTCAAGAACCTGACCGTGGATCAGGTGCGTGACTTCGTCGACATGGTGCCCAGGACCAAAGTCACCTGGGTGCATAACGCCAGCTTTGAACTCCCCGTCTGCTACAACGCCTGGGGTGAGGACTGGGCCGACGATCAGCTCTATCACGGTTTCCTGCGCAATGTCCGCGACACGGCCATTGCCAGCAGCTACGTGGATGAGAACCGCAGCCGTGGCTTGAAGAACCTGAGCAAGACCCTGCTTGGCTACGATCAGGTTACCTACGACGCGGTGACGACGCGCACCCTGAAGCGTGCCGACTGGGACGGCCAGGGCAAGCTGCTCGGCAGCTGGTTCGACCAGGTCGCAGTGCCCACCGGCAGGTTCGGCACCGTCATGCGCGGCACCGGCACCTACGAACCTGGCCACGTCGAGATCGACCACTACGGTGACGAGGTGCTGACCCAGGGTCCCGAGATCATGGAAGAGGTGCCCGGCCAAGAGATCATCGACTACATCGACGGCGATGAGATGGTCAAGGTTCAGCTCAAGATGAACCAGCTGACCGCACGCCACGTGCTGGCCTACGGCGCTGACGACTGCATCTGCACCGCCGCCGTCGCCAACCACTTCGTCGCGGTGATGGAGATCGAGAACACCGACACGGTTTTCCATGAGGTCGAGACCTATCCGGCCTACCTGACCGCGCTGGCGTTCGTGCAAGGCACCGAGTTCAGCTTGGAATCCATGCGCGAGATGGAGAAGGCCGATGACGAGGCCTATGACAAGGCGTGGCCGGTCCTGCGTCAGTACCTGATGGACGCCGGCTTCGAGGGCACGGTCTGCCCGGTGATCACCGAGCTGACGCCGGCCAACATCAAGTTGGCCTACAACATCTTCACGACCAACGACCTGGTCACGCAGGTGCGCACGCCGAGCAAGCTGGCCAAGCTGATCCGCCAGCAGGTGGAGGAACCTGAGTTCAAAGACGACGAGCTGGGCAACCACTCGGGGCGTGGTCGCCTGCTCGCCGGCCTGATCGATGCCGGCGACGTCAACGGCATCAACGCCATGGTCAAGGACTACTTCAAGGGTGAGCCGAAGCTGGACCTGGCGTCGCCCAAGCAGATGAAGGAGTTGCTCTACAAGTACATGAAGATGCCGATCCGCTGCATCAACGACGTGACGGTGATCGAGCGCGTTAAGCGCCCGGAGCTGGCCGACGCCGTGAGCCGGTTCAAGAAGCGTCGCTCTGGTGCCAGCGACATCACGCTGACGCAAACTGAGTTGGACATCCTCTTTGCCAAGGCAAAGACCGACGACACGGCCATTGACCTGGCCTTGGCCTTCGATGCCGAGCTGCTCAGCGACGATGCGAAGGCGGCCCTGAAGGCCATCGGCGTGATGAAGAAGGTGATGACGCGCCGCAGCCTGTTCTACAAGAACTACTGGCATGCCAAGCACTGGAAGGACGGTCGCATCCACGCCAGCGCCAATCAGTGTGCCGCTGTGACTCGGCGTTACTCGATGAGCAACCCCAACCTGCAGCAGCTGCCGAAGAAGGGTGAAGGCGTCAAGTTCCGTGCCAACTTCCTGCCGCACTGCCGCGACGCTGTCGTGTCCTCCATCGACTACGTGGGCCAGGAGCTGCGCCTGGCTGCCGAGAAATCGCAGGACGAGAACATGCTGGCTTGCTATGTCGGCGACAACCTCAAGGACATCCACAGCATCACCGCTGCGGGTGCCATGCGCTTGAAGTGGGGCAGCGAGTTCGTCAACGCGATGATGGCCGAGCACGGCGGCGCTCTGGCCGCTGGCCTGACACGTGAAGAGGCTGAGTACCGCCTGTTCCTGATCCTGCGTGACCTGGGCAAGGAGAACCCGGTGGGCAAGAAGGCCGACGACCTCCGCAAGGACTCCAAGAACGTGAACTTCGGTGCACAGAACGGTGCCAAGGCCGCGAAGCTGGCCGAGACGCTGATCATGCGCTTCGAGGACGCCGAGCTGTTCCTCACGGCCCGCGAGAAGATGTTCCCCGATGTTGGTGTTGCCGCAGAGGCTGCCGCTGACGAGGCCAAGCGCCTGGGCTACACGACCACGTTCATGGGTGCACGCCGTCACCTCCGTGAAGCCATGATGAGCGACGAACGCGGTGCAGCTGACCGTGCGGCGCGTCAGGCCTGGAACTTCCAGATCCAGGGCTCTGCCGGTGAGATGACCAAGATGGGCATGACCCGCCTGTGGCTCTCCAACGCACTGTTCAAGTTCAACGCCAGGTTCATCGCGCCGGTGCACGACGAACTTGTGACCTCGGTGCACAAGGACGATGCTGTCGAGTTCCTGCGTATCAAGCACGACTGCATCGCCAAGCCCTACTCGACGATGAAGGTGCCGGTGCTGGGCTCGATCTCGATTGGCCCCAACTTCGCCAAGCAGTTCGAGTGCGGCGACTGGTTTATCGAGGAGAACATCAAGAAGGCATTGAACGACATCTTCAAGGTGAAGGAGGTCGCCTAACTCACTAGGTACATACTGTCACACCAAGAGGACCACGGCTCTAGGGCCGTGGGCACATAACTCCGAAGAGGGTAGTCAATGTCAAAGAAACACGATGCCGGCAAATGGGCTGAAAAACAGGCTCAGGACTGGCTCGACGCAATGTCGAACGCAAACATAGGTTTTGCGTACCACCGCTACCCAGACGCCAGGGCAGCCCGAGGGGCACTGGCAGCGCAGCCCTCTGACTACCTGGTGGCTGATAGAGGGCTTCCCAGTCAAGCCAGGCGGGTCATCCACCTGGAGGTCAAGGAGACGGCGCAGGAACGCCGCCTACCAAAGGCCAAGATCAGCCAGTACGGCATGCTCAAGAAGTTCGACTACGCCGGCATTGAGCCGGTGGTTCTGGTATTCCGCAGCGCGTTCAAAGACTGGGTGATCCTCACCGCCGACCACTTGTTCGCATTCGATGTCTGCCCGCCCAGCTTCCTGCTGACCGGGCTCGCCGCATACCCCACTGCTGCTGCAGCACTCAAGGAAATTTTCAAATGAGTAAGTTCTCACCACTGCTCGCCGTTCAGGCTGAATGGGAGCACGTTGACTTTGGCAACGGCACTACCCGCCTTGTGGCTTCTCGCAAGCTTGATGGCATCCGCGCCATCGTCATCGACGGAACTGTGTTCTCCCGCAAGCTGAAGCCGATTCCCAATAAGCACGTTCAGCTCCGCTTCGGCCGCCCCGAGTTCGAGGGCTTCGACGGTGAGCTGATCTGCGGCCCGGCCAATGCCTCGAACGTCTATCACGCCACGTACTCAGCGGTGATGAGCATCGACGGCGACCCCCCGGTCGTCTTCCACGTGTTCGACCACATCAGCCACCCGGACGATGAGTACCACCTCCGGCTGAAGCGCTTGAGCCAGCGCCCGCTGCCCGACCACGTGCAGCAGGTGGCCCAGGTCGGGGTGCGCTCTAAGGCCGAACTCGACAGCCTGGAGGCGATGTTCCTGGACGAGGGCTACGAAGGCCTGATGCTGCGGCTGCTGAGTGGCCCCGGCAGCGCCTACAAGTTCGGCCGCGCCACCGCCCGCTCCAACACGCTGCTGAAGGTCAAGCAGTTCCAGGACGCTGAGGCTGAGGTGATCGGCTTCGAGGAAGAGATGTTCAACGGCAACGAGGCCACGACCGACGCACTGGGGCACACGAAGCGCAGCAGCCACGCCGAGAACAAGACCGGCAAGGGCAGGCTCGGCGCCCTGGTGTGCAAAACGGCCGAGGGCATCGAGTTCAAGATCGGCACGGGGTTTGATGCCGCAACGCGTCAATCGATCTGGGACACCCACCACAAGGTGCTTGGCAAGATGGTCAAGTACAAGAGTTTTGCCATCGGTGTCAAAGAGGCCCCGAGGTTCCCCGTCTTCCTGGGGTTCCGCGATCCGATTGACATGTAATCCTTAAATGACATAATTGAACAAAGGGCACCTATTGGGTGCCCTCTTTCACAGAAGGTTTGTATGACAACCATCCTGAACGACCTCCATATCGGGGTTCAACGCAAGGCCGGCACCACGCCAAACTCTCAGGAAGCGATGCGCACCTGGAGCTTCGAGTGCCTACGTTACCGCCTCGCCACTGCTGACCCGGATGTCCTGATAGCCGGCGACCTGTTTGACACTTTTGAAATTTCACCACGCGACTGGCTTGAGACGTACAGCGTCTTCTCTGAGTGGTTGCTTGCCGGCCCTGAGCGCCACCTGACCCTGGTTGCCGGAAATCACGACTGGTCTCCCCGGGGAAGCAAGGTGTCAAGCTTCCAGATGCTGGCCAAGGTGTTGAAGGGTCAGTTCTCCCGAGTCACCATCATCGGCATCGACGAGTGGGACGTCGCCCCAAGCCATGCCGTGCTGGCTCACTGCTCCAACCAGGACATCTTCAACCTGAAGCTGTCCGAGGTCAGCGAGGTGCTCAAGTCGGGCATGCTCCTGATCCTGCACGCCAACTACCACAACAACTTCGCGCTGGAGTCCGACCACAGCCTGAACGTGAGCGAGGAGCAGGCGCTGGAGCTGTGCAACCGTGGTGTGCGTCTGGTCTTTGCACATGAGCACCAGGCTCGTCGGGCCATCCCCCACGGCATGCGCGCTGACGCCGGTGGTGAGGTGATCGTCATGGGCAACCAGTGGCCGACCTCGATCAGCGACTGCCTGGGCAACGACGTCAAGTCCATGCACCACATCCGCCAGGACATGGAGTTCGACGGCGAGGGCTACACCCTTCACCCTGAGGTGGTATGGAGCCGCACCGATGGCGGCTACACCGAGGTCGATTGGCGCGACCTGGGCGACGCCCCCGAAGCCCACTTCATCCGTGTCACGGGCGACGCCAGCTCCAACGAGGCTGGCGAGGTGATCAACACCTTGGCCAAGTTCCGCAACAGCTCCTCCGCGTTCGTGATCAGCAACGCGGTGCGCATCGAGGGCATCGTCCAAGCCGAGGACCTCCCCGCCACCTTCGAGGCGGCCAAGGCCTTCGACGTGATGGAGTTCATCAAGAAACACCTGGATGACGACGAGATCGTCGCCGTCAACAAACTGCTGGAGAAGCGCTCATGAAATACATCAAGTACCTGAACCTTGTGCTCACCACTGCCCTGGTTGCCTATATGACGTCGCTGGGTAACTGGGCAGCAACAGCTGTCGCCTGCGTCCTCACTCTGTCGGAGTTTCAGATCCTGTGCATGCAGCGCGTGATTGATACACAGAACGACGTGATCAGGCTCATGCCTGTCAAGGTGGTTGCCACACTGCGCATTCTGAAGGGGGGCACCAAATGATCAAGCAGCTCACCCTCAAGTGCTTCCGCAAGCACGAGGACCTGGTACTCAACCTCACCCCTGGCCTGAACGCTCTGCGTGGTTCCAACGAAGCCGGCAAGAGCACCATCATCGAGGGTGTTCTGTACGCCCTCTACGGTAGCAAGGCCCTGCGCAATAGCCTGGCCGAGACGGCTACCTGGGGCAAGCGTGAGCAGGACGTCAGCTCCAAGCTGATCATCCAAATCAAGGGTGTCGACTTCACCTTCTCTCGTTCCAAATCTGGCGCTGAGTGCAGCTACGGCGACAAGCTGGTTACCGGCCAGGTCGAGGTCTCCAACTTCGCCACCGAGCTGCTGGGCGCTGACGCCAAGACGGCAGCCGTGCTGATGCTTGCCGGCCAGAACGACTTGCGCGGTGCCCTGGACGAAGGCCCCGCTGCCGTCAGCGCCCTGATGAGCAAGCTGGCCGACTTCGACACCGTGGACCGCCTGCTTGAGACAGCCAACAACGAGCTGACCTTGGGCGCTGATGCTCCGCTGCGCAGCAAGATCGAGACGGCTCAGGCCGAGCTGGTGACGCTGGAGGCAGGCAAGCCCGACGTCAGCGAGATCCCCAGCATCGACGCTGGGGTGCTGGCAGCCGAGACTCAGATCAAGGATCTCGAACTCGCTGTGGAATCGTCCATGGTCGTGGTGGGCGAGAAGAACACCTTGGTCGAAAGCGCCGACGCGGCCAACGCCCTGCGACTGAACGTGAGCCGCAAGCTCGACGCCGCCCGCACGGCACTGGCTTCCACTGTGGGCCGCATCGAGAGCGCTGAGAAGGAAGCCGGCGCCAAGCCTGACCCTGCTGAGCTGGACGCTCTGCGTGCTGCAGCAGGCGACGAGGTGGGCCGGGCCAAGGCGTTCGAGGCCTACAGCCTGTTCACCGCCCTGACCTACCCCGGAGTTTTCTGGGAAGGTCCGAAGTCGGGGTTCGACGCTGAAGTGGAGCGGCTGACGAAGGTCCGCGAATCCATCCAGGCTGACGTGGCCAAGCTGGAAGGCAGCGCCGCCACCCTGCGCGCTCAGCTCATCACCAGCGGCAAGTGTCCTACCTGTGGTCACGCCGCCCAGAGCGATGAGCATGTGGCTGAGCACAACGCCGGTATCAACGTGAAGCTGGCCGAGGTGGTCGCTGGTCAGACCCCTCTGGCGGCTGCACTGAAGGCCAACCAGGCTGAACTCGCCGACATGCGCGCCGTGTCAGCTGTGGCCGCGTCGGTCGATGCCAAGGTGATGAAGGTCGGGCTCGACTACCTGAACCTCGACACCTCGGTCTACCCGTCACGCCCGACCTGGAAGGCCGAGGTCCCTGAGCGCTCATCCAACGCCAACCGCACCCGGCTGGCCGAACTGGAGGCGGCCGATAGGGCAGCCGGTGAGGCCCTGGGCCGCGCCCAGGCGTTCCGTGCCACGGCCGGGGACCAGCGCGCAGCCGTGGCGGTGCTGGAAACCGAGTTTGGAGCCCTGGTCGAGGTGGACGTCGCCCCGTTGCGCGCCGAGGCTGACGCGGCCTACAACGCCTATGCCACCCACTCCCGCGATCTGCTGCAGACCCGCAGCCAACTGACAGACCTGATCCAGCGCCGCGTGAACCTGGAACGCACGCTGCAGGAATACAACAACCGCCTGCAGACGTTGCGTGATCGCATCACCGAGTACCAGGACGACATGAAGACGTTGGCCTTCAACAACGGCTTGGTCGCCAAGTTGCGCCGGCTCAAGCCCGCCATCACTGACCACCTCTGGGGCACCGTGCTGTCTGCGGTGAGCACCTTCTTCACCTCGATGCGAGGTGAGCACAGCGTCGTGACCAAGGACGCCAGCGGGTTCAAGGTGAACGGCTATGCAATCACGTCGCTGAGCGGGTCGACGCTCGACGTCCTGGCTGTCGCAGTGCGCGTTGCCCTGGTGAAGACCTTCATCCCGCACACCAGTTTCCTCACCCTCGACGAACCGGCCTCTGGCTGCGACGTCTCCCGTACCAGCAACCTGCTGGGTTTCCTGGCCGCCACCGGCACCGAGCAGGTGCTACTGGCCTCGCACGACGAACTCAGCGAGTCCGTTGCCGACAACGTCATCCAACTTGGAGCATAAATTGAGCAAGCACAACATCGATCTCACCCCCGGTAACGTCAAGGAAGCCACTGCCGGCCTGAAGTCTGCCGACCTGTGGCAGGTGCCTTACGAGGACCTTTACATCCTCCCCGGCTTCAACGTCCGCGACGACACTCAGGAGCTGCGTGACCACATCCAGGGCATCGCCAGCATGATGGTCGCCAACGGCTATGACCGCAGCAAGCCCATGGCCGGCTATGTCGCCACGATCGACGGTGTCAGCCGCATCGTCGTGACGGACGGCCACAACCGCCACAAGGCCATCCCCATCGCACGTGAGTTGGGGGCCGACATCACCCACGTGCCGGTTGTGACCACGGTGCGCGGCACCTCGATGGAGGACTTGACCGTCGCGCTGGCCACGTCGAACTCCGGCAAGCAGCTGACCGCCTATGAGCTGGGCACCGTGTGCAAGCGTCTGCAGGGCTTCGGCTGGGATGACACCAAGATCGCCTCCAAGCTGGGCGTCACCGAGGCCTATGTCGGCAACCTGCTGTTCCTGCAGAGCTGCCCCAAGGCAGTCCGTGACCTGGTGCGCGCCGGCAGCGTGGCGGCGGCCACGGCCATCGCTGCGGTACGCAAGCACGGCGACAAGGCGGCGGCCATCCTCCAGGGTCTGCTGGACAAGAACACGGCGACGGGCAAGACCAAGGTCACGCCCAAGGACATGCCCATCGACTTCACCCAAGCCACGCGCAAGGCCGCACCCAAGCTGTACGAGGGCTTGATGAACGTGAAGGAAGACGCCGGCTACTCCAAGCTGCACCCCCACACCCGCGAGTTCATCGAGAAGCTGATCGCGGACCTCCCTCCCGAGCCGAAGAAAGTCGAGGCCTGACATGACCACGCACGCTGAAAACACCTGGGATCTCACCCACCCTGCCGGGCCAAAGACGCATGAACTCTCGGGCGTCGCCCGGCCCTTCGTGCGCCAGTTCGCCACGGGCGGCGTCGCCGCTCCGATGCCCCCGCATGTGGCGGGTGGTGCCAGCATGAACATCACCGGAGCCTTGACGGCTCAGCTGAAGGCCTTCGACGACCAACGCGTCATCGAGAAGTACCGCCGCTTCATGCCCCAGGTGCTGGCCATCGCGGCGATGAGCAAGTACGCCGGCACCAAGGTGGGCGCCCTGATCCTGGGCGAGGACATGGAGCCGCTCAGCAGCGGCTGGAATGGCGCCGCCCGGGGCTGCAGCGCTGACGTCGATGTCCGCTCCAACGAGCGCGACGAACGCCTGATGTGGGCCGTCCACGCCGAGGCGAACGCCATTGCCAACGCGGCGCGCACCGGCGCCAGGCTGAAGGGCTCCACCATCATCGTGACCCACACCCCCTGCATGAGCTGCGCCAAGCTGATCGTGCAGTCGGGCATCGTCCGCGTCGTGTGCCCGCAGCCCGACCCGGACTTTGCCCTGAAGTGGGAATCTGAGTTCACCCGCACCCGCGCCCTGTTCACCGAGTGCGGCGTGACCCTCTACGAATATTGACACAACGGAAGATTGAGACACTATGACGAACTCTGTGAAGCTGATCGCCGGCTCGATGAATGGCTACACCGGCCATTTCATCTGGACCCTGGAGCTGCGCTACTGGCGTGCCATCCACGCCGAGCTGATGACGCACCGCGCCTTCAGTCGCAACGCCGGCAGCAGCCGTGCCATTCCGGTGGCGCGCATGTTGAGCCAGGTGTGGAGCGATCCTGCCGGCCCTGAGTACTGGGGCGCCAATCAGGCGGGCATGCAGGCAGGCAGCGAGCTGAAGGGCTGGAAACTGAAATTGGCCAGGGGTCTCTGGAAGTTTGCCGGCCGTGCAGCCTGCTGCTTTGCCTGGGCAGCGATGAAGCTCGGGCTGCACAAGCAGGTAGCCAATCGCCTGCTGGAGCCCTGGCAGTACATCAACGTGCTGGTCACGGCCACGGATTGGGACAACTTCTTCGAGCTGCGCTGCCACCCGGACGCTCAGCCCGAGATGCAGTCGCTGGCTCGCAACATCAACACGACCATCTCGTCTGCGCGTGAACTTGGCCTCTACGACATCTTGCAGCCGGGCGAGTGGCACCTGCCCTACGTCCACATGGAAGAGCGCAAGTTGTTCCCCGTGAGCACCCTGCTCAAGATTTCCACCGCCCGATCGGCCCGCGTCAGCTACACGCCATTCAACGGCGTGGCCGAGGTGGAGAAGGAGATCGAGCGCCACGACAAGTTGGTCGCGTCGAGACCCATCCACGCCAGTCCCACCGAGCACCAGGCGAAGTGCATGACCACGGGTCGCTACGCCAACTTCAACCGCTTCCGCCAGTACCGCTGGAACGTCGAGCAATCGGCCAAGGTGTGA